CAACACCGGAGACTGTTCAGCGGCAACCAACACCGGAAACCGTTCAGCGGCAACCAACACCGGATACCGTTCAGCGGCAACCAACACCGGATACCGTTCAGCGGCAACCAACACCGGAGACTGTTCAGCGGCAACCAACACCGGAAACCGTTCAGCGGCAACCGTAGAAGGAAAAGAGAGTGTTGCAATGGCAATTGGATACGGTTCCAAAGCAAAAGGGTCTATTGGATGCTTTATTGTACTTGCTGAATGGAAGAAATTTGAAGACGAAACATACCATATTGTAGACGTGAAGTCCGCAAAAGTAGACGGGACAAAGATAAAACCAGATACATTTTATAAACTTGTAAACGGAGAATTTGTTGCAGAAGAGTAGTTTGGCTCCACGGGTACGGCAAATACCACGCAGAGCCACGTATCTAACTTAATTGGGTAAGTTAAATACAGGTAAAGTATAACATACCTTCCTGTATTTGAAAAGAAAATTTATACCAGGAGGGCATTTTTTATGTCTAAAATCACAAAACACACCGAAAACGTAACTAAAAACCAGAGCCTTGCAAGCGAAATCATCGCAGATCAGGCGGCAAAAACAAAACGTCTGGAAATCGCAGTTGTAGCGCTATCAGTAGTTTTACTTGCAATAGCAGCAACAAAAAGAAAGAAGTGAGGGATATGAGAAAAAGAATGTATTTTATCGGAGTGATGGCACAGGTTGGAACATTTTCCACGATTGCATTATTACTCTGGTGGATGACGAAAATGGATGTACTTAAGCTGTTCTGCATAAGTGCGGTGGTGTCTTCAATGATATCCCTTCCTATTTTAATGCAGATAGAAAGGTGGGTAAACGGAGTTGAATAAACTTTTAGAAAACAATCAGGCAACACTGATTGGGACAATTGAATCCAAGTTTGAATTTAGCCATGAAACATATGGAGAAAAGTTTTACACAATGCAGGTATCGGCAAAACGACTGAGCGATACAAAGGATATTCTTCCAGTTATGGTATCCGAAAGGATTATTGATGTAACACAGGACTATACCGGAGAAATGGTTGAAGTTTACGGACAGTTCCGTTCTTACAACAAGCACGATGACAAACACAGTAAATTAATTCTCTTTGTTTTCGCAAGAGAAATTAAATTTGCAGAGGAAGGTACATATCACACCAACAATATTCTTTTGGACGGATTTATCTGTAAACCGCCAGTATACAGAAAGACACCAAACGGAAGAGAAATCGCAGATATTCTTCTTGCAGTAAACCGCCCACATGGAATATCTGACTACATACCGTGCATTTGCTGGGGAAGAGATGCCAGATATATTGGCGGTTGCGAAGTTGGAGATAACATTCTTTTGCAAGGAAGAATACAGAGCCGAGAATACACAAAAAAAGTTGAAACTGAGGTTGAAAAAAGAACGGCTTATGAAGTTTCAGCATATTGGTTGGAGGATAAAACAGCATGAAAACAGTACAATTAAAACAGCTTAATATTGAAAACTACAAGAAGTTTGAGTCTGCAGAGTATCAGTTTGCACCACGAACAATGGTGTCCGGCAGGAACCGTCAGGGTAAAACAACATTGATGGACGCATATTTTGATGCGCTGACCGGAAAGCTTGCAGATGGTACATCTCCAAACGGCGTCAGAAGAAAAGAAGACGGAGAAGAAGTTGAGGGTGTCGTATCCAGAGAACTCACACTTCTGATTGATGGAGAGGAAACCGTGATCCGTAAGGAAACGAAGAAAGGCAAATCTTCTAGTACCACAAAATATCAGGTGGATGGGTTTGATTACAACCAGACGAAGTATAAGGAATTTTTAAAAGGAATATCAGACTCAGAAACCATTATGATGTGTAGCAATGCCAGAGTATTCCTTAATGAACTTCGAAAATCAACAGCAAGTGCCAGAACAATGCTTGAAAAGATGATAGGGTTCAATGCGGATAAAGTATTACAGGACAACCCAGAAGTATCGGAAATCATCAAGAATCATTCTGTCGAGGAAGTTGTGAAAAAACTCAACAAAGACAGAAAAGATATCCAGAAGAAAATTGACGTCAAAAAGGTTGAGATTGATACCTTAAAGGAACAAGAAATACCAGACGCAAGAGTTCTTGAAGAAAAGAGAGAACAAGTTTTAAATCATTTGATCGTACTGAGGCAAAAAGAAAAACAGCTGAGTGATTCTGGAAAAGCATATGATGAACTTTCCTATGAAATTGTAGGTCTTAAGAAGTCCAGAGATGCGATCATTTCAAATGCAGCAGAAGCATTACAGGAAGAAAAGAGAAAAATCGTTTCCTTATTAAATGACAGGCAAATCGAAAAGATGAAAGAAGAAAATCATCTGCGTAATCTTGAAAACGAATTGTCCAAAACCGAAAATCCAAAACGCCTTGAGTCGATGATTTTGCAGTTACAGAAAAAATATAAAGCACAGTATGCGGCAGAATATGATAACAGCTCTAAACTGGAAGATATTCAGAATGAACAATTCGACCCTACGGTTGCCATTTGCCCGACTTGTGGTCAGGTTCTTCCGGCAGACGAAATGGAACGACTTAAAGCAGAATTCGAACAGAAAAAGCAGGAGAGAATCAAAGCTGAGTTGGACAAAAAAACAGATTTCGAGAATGCAAAACAGCAGAATCTCAGAGAAATCAATGAAGAAGGTAAAAAAACAGTAGAGGAAAAGAAAAAAGCCGAAATCAAGAGAGAACAGCTGGAAAAAAATATTGAGGCATCTAAGAAAAGCATTGCAATCCTTTTGACCGAAATTTCAAAAACTAGCAAAGAATTAGAAAGCATTGCGGAGCCAGACGTGTCTGGAAACGAAGAGTATCAGGCAGTTGTAGCAGAAATCCAGAAGAAACAGGAACAGCTTGATGGACTGACTAATAATTCTGAGGAAAATGCAGCAGTTCAGACGGAAAGAATGTCTGCCGAAAAGAAACTTACAGGAATCGAAACAAAAATTGAGATGGCAAAACAGGCAGTTCAGAAACAGGCAGAAACGCTCGAACAACTAAATGCGGACAGAAAGAAATTAGGACAGGAAGATTCCGATATTCAGCAGAAACTTGACATGTTGAAAGAATTTTCCATCAAAAAAAATCAGGCACTGGCAGAAGCTATCAATCCACATTTCAAGCACTTCCAGTTTCAGTTTTTGGACTATACGCAGGACGGTGAGCCGGTGGAAGTTTGTAAGATGATTTGTGACGGAATCGGATATTTTGATGGATTGAATCACTCTGATCAGATTCTATGCAACATCGACCTCGTGACTGGATTGCAGGAATTGAACGGCTTGAATTTGCCGATTTGGGTTGATGATGTTGAGTCTGTAAACGCTGACAGAATACCAGACACAGGCAGACAGATGATTCTTCTTAAAGTTTCCGACGATGAATTAAAAGTGGAGGGGATTTAATATGGCAACAACTACATATAACATTCCAGAAGCAATCAAAGCACAGGACTGGTACTGCAAAACAAAGATATTACCACGTTTTGCACCGAGCAATGGTATCTGCTGGTCTTGCCACCAGAATATCTATTCCGAGAAAGGACAGACACGGTACGGAAAAGAAACACACGGGTATTCCGTTGAAAGTGCAGCAGGGCAGTTGATTACGGGTTGCCCGTTCTGTAATAGAAGTTATTGCGATTAAAGCGCAATAGATTGGTGTGGTTGGCTTTGCAACGGCAAAGTGAAGTAATGACAAGCGAAGCAAGGTTTGGAATGGCAAAGGAATAGCTTAGAAGGGAACGGCGTGGCGACGGATTAGCGAAGCTGAGAAAAGCCAAGGAAGAGCAGTGAAAAGAACAGCGCAGCAATGGAATAGCTTAGAGAATCGAAGAATGGCAATGGAGGAGCATGGCCTTGACAAGCAAAGCATTAAGCAAAATATAAAAATCGGAGGAATATGAGATGAAAGAATTAAAAGTCAGATTAACATTTTTAGAGGAAGTTCTGGGAACCGCAAATGCAGAAAAAGATATTCACGAGAAGTTTATAGCATCTAAAGCACCAGATGCACCTTCCAGAGAACAGGAAGTTGAAGCTTTAGGAGTTGAAGAAGTTATTGAAAAAGGTCGAACAGTATTTCCGAAAGATGATAACGGCAATCCGTTCCTTTGGGACTACCAGATCAGAGGATTCTTTAAGTCAGCTGCACAGGCCGGTTCCTATATCGGCGGAGCAAAGAAACTTGCAGCTTATAAGAAAAAAATTGACTTACTGGTATTTGTAAACGAACGCAAAATTCCGTTTGTTCTTCCAGAAGGTACAGAACTTTCTGATTGTCAGAGACCACTGAGAGCGCAGACAGCACAGGGCGAAAGAATCTCTTTAGCAGACAGCGAAACTGTGCCGGCAGGATCAACAGTGGAATTTACAGTCAAGGTACTTGATGATTCACTTATGAAGTATGTAATTGGCTGGCTTGATTATGGAGAGTTTAACGGCATTGGTCAGTGGCGAAACTCAGGCAAAGGCCGTTTCAAATGGACTGAAATCACAGAATAAGCTACGGCATGGCTGATTGTAGTTATGATAGGCAAAGTAAAGGCAAGGCATAGAACGGAAAAGACTGGACAAGCTAAGGCGTAGATTGGATATGTGACACATTGAGTTGTAACGGAATGGCATTGATCGGCGCAGAGGAGCTTTGCATAGGCAAAGTAAAGAGAGGTTTCGCATAGCGAGGCAGAGGAAAAGTACAGCAAAGCAGCGTGATGTAAAGAAATGTAACGCATTGGCGAAGTAGGGCAGGGCAAAGATACGTATAGGCGAAGCACGGAATAGAAAAGTAAAGTATAGCAAAGGCACTGAGTAGAACGACGTAGTTATGGCAAAGAATTGCGCTGAGTAGAGAAGATTAGCGATGGATAGGCAGAGCGTAGCTCGACAATGATTTGTTTTGATGAAGTGTAGAACTGAACAGAAATGCAAACAAAAAATGAGTTAATTAATATAAGAAAAGGAGAATTAAAATGGCAAACAAAACACAGGTAGCAACAGTAGGAGAACAGCAGGCAGCAGTTGTAATTAACAATCAGTTTATTGACGGATTGACAAAGCAGCTTGAAGAAAAATGTAAATATGGTCTTTCTTTTCCAAAGGACTACAATCTCAGCAATGCACTTATGGGAGCATATCTGGTTCTCAAGGAAACGAAAGACAGGAATAACAAACCAATCCTGGAATCTTGTAGCCAGATTAGCATCGCAAATAGTCTTATGAACATGGCAACACTAGGACTTTCAGTACAAAAAAAACAGGGGTATTTCATCGCTTACAGCGGTCAATGCCAGTTCCAGAGATCATATTTCGGAAATATGACGATTGCCAGAAGATACGGAATGAAAGATATTCACGCAGAGATCATCTACCAAGGAGATAAATTCAAATATCATATTGAAGACGGAAATAAGGTTCTGGATTCTCACGAACAGGATTTTATGAACATTGATAACGAAAAAATCCTTGGAGCATACGCAGTTGTGCTGATGGAAGATGGGGCGAAGCATTTGGAAGTAATGAACATCAAACAGATTAAGCAAGCTTGGTCACAGGGCTTCGGATACAAGGAAAATGGGAATGGCACACACCAGAAATTCACTGATCAGATGGCAAAGAAAACCGTTATCAATCGTGCCTTAAAGCAGATCATCAACACTCATGGTGATGTTTTCGTACAAGAAGCGGACGATGATACAGAAACAGTTTCAAGAAATGACGCTTTTGCAGCTGATGTTGCATATGAAATCGAACAGCACGCCAATAAAGAGGAATTCATCCCAGAACCAATGGCAATTGAAGAACAGCCTAAACAGCCAACAGTCGCAGAAGTCGTAAAGACTGCCGAGAAAGAACCAGTTCCGGCAGCAGGTAAAGAACCAGAAATTCCGGATTTTATGAAACAGGAGGAGATGTGATATGAACAATAAAGAAATTTTAAAGAAAGCCAAGGAACTCGTTGAACTGCTGGAAAAACAGGAAAAAGCTGACAAGGTTGCACTGTCAATGCTGAAACGTGGAGATGTTTTTCAGACCACTGGAAAGCGTAAATACAAGGTTCTGGAACAGTATGTATATACAACGAAAATTATTTCACTCGATCTGGTGAAAGAAAATGTAGAGTTTGGTGATACCTCAGATTACAAAACATCAAAGGTAAAGAAACTGTGTGACACTGAAATCCTGAAAGACTTCGAAGAAGAATTCGGGGCAGGAAATATCGAGACACACACAGCATATATTATCACTGCGGATGGACAGAAATTAGGGACTGTTGATTGTAAAATTCGACCGATTACGTTTGATGAAGCACGCGGATATACAGATATCACACCGAATCCGTGTTTAAACGACTGGTATTGGACATTATCACCATGGTCAACGAAAGAACGTGGATTGGAGAAAACCTGTACCGTTGTTTCCCCTTCGGGCTGTGTCTACAACGGCGATTGCAGCGTCGTAAATGGTGTTCGCCCAGTTTGTATCTTAAAATCTAATATCTTTGTATCTAAGGCGGAGGAATGATTATGAAGAAAAATCTGAAATATTTTGAGGATGAATTATCCCGATTAAGTAAAGAGTTCACGGAATTCAAGAAGAAGTACATCGGAAAGCCGGAAATCGGAAAAGCTATTGAACTTTCTGGTATGGAATGGCTGATTCTGGATAAGACAGAAAAAGGATATTTTGCCATTTTGAATGGATTTGATGGAAAAGAAAGAACATTTGATTCAAATTCAAATAACTGGATTTCAAGTAAACTGAGAAATGAGTTAAACACTCGTTTTCTTAAAAAAATTACGGACGAGCTTGGAGAAGATGCAGTTATTGAGTTTGATCGAGATTTACTTTCTATGGACGGCCAAACAGAATATGGACATTGTAAAGATAGAATTTCACTTTTGACTGTGGATGAGTACCGGAAATATCGTAAATTGCTGCCGAACATGTCGAAATGGTGGTGGTTGATTACGCCATGGAGTACACCAGTAAATGATTACAGTACAACAAGTACCGTTGTTTCCCCTTCGGGCTATTTCAGCCGCCTCAATTGCAGCAGCAACGAACTTGGTGTTCGCCCAGCTTGTATCTTTTCTTCTTCAATCTTTGAATCAGGAAATGATAATTGATGGCGAATGAAGATTTAAAGGTAATGCCATAGTATGGATTTAGAAATTGAAAGGAGAATGAAGTGAGATTAATTAGTCAAAGCGGAGAATTTGATGTTCCTTATGAAATCGCAGCATTAAGTAGAACAGGAAATATCATAAGAGTATATGTGCCGATAGTAGGTGAAAAAGGAACAATTATGGCTCGTTATTCGACAAATGAAAAAGCCAAAAAAGCTATGAAAGCGTTGCATAAAGTGTATGCAGGAATGTTTCTTGCGCAAAACGTTGAAATGAGCGATGACGATTACGAGGAATGTATAAAAATGGCTGCAAGAGGTTTTGGAATCATCAAAACAATGGTTAACAGCCCAGATGTGAAATTCGAACCGGCAAACATTGTGTTTAGATTCCCGGAGGATGATGAAGTATGAAAGTGTTAGAAAAAGTAACCAACTGGGATGCACTAATCAACATTCAAATGACGTTAAAAGATTTTAAATTACTTAGAGATTGCTTGATTTCGACTCCATATGCAAGATTGGAAAAACTGGAAGGGAACAATGAAATGCCGTATTCGTATGATGATATGGAAGAAGTAATCAAACAGACGGAGAAAATATTGGAAGATTTAACGATGTATAAATAATGAAAGCGAGGTGATGTCATTTGTTCATGCGAGTAATTTCAACAGGAAGTACCAAAGGAAATTGTTACGCTTTGCAGTCAAGTACAGGCGAGATTGTTCTTCTTGACTGCGGATGCAACTACAAGAAAATCCTTAGAGGGATTGACTACCAGATAAGCAATGTTTCTGGCGTACTTCTCTCCCATGAACACGGAGATCATACCAAAGCATTCAAAGAAATAATGGATGCAGGCATTCAGATTTACACCAATGACGAGACTGTAGAAAATATGAATATCCGAACAGGTGAACTGATGAAAGGTGTTCCAGAAAGATACCCATTTAAAGCTGGTTCGTTTATCGTGACTCCATTTGAATTGCCACATACAACATACGATAAGGAAACAAATCAGCTTGTATCTTGCTCGAACTATGGATATCTGGTAGGACACAAGGAAATGGGTAGACTTCTGTATATGACCGATTTTGAATATTGCAACTATAGTTTCCACAGAATGCAAGTTGAGCATATGGTAATTGAGTGTAACTACTGTGAAGAATTGGTGGACAAAACAGAAGCTAACTACAGCCATAGATTAAAAGGGCATTGCTCTTTATCAACTTGTAAGCAATTCATTAAGGAAAATTTCACAGAATCGCTTCGAACGGTAACACTGGTACATTTGAGCGGTCAAACGTCAGATTCCCGTAAAATACAGAAAGAAATACAGGAAGTCGCAGGAAGTAATGTTCTGGTTCAGATTGGACGGGCTGAACTGGAAGTTGATTTGAATTTGTGCCCGTTCTGAAAGGAGAAATTTCATGGAAATGACAGACTGTAGCAAATGCAGATTCCGTAATTGTTGTACGTTAGCATGGGATTACGGTTCACTTTACTGCAATGATTATGAGGAGGAAGATATATGAAAAAATGGTCAGAAAAATCTCTTGCCGCAGAGGGATATAAACTTATGAATGCCGAAATCACATGTGTATCATTGAATTTCAGAGACCACGGAGTACTTACACTTGACTTATCTCTTTCCGGTGGTGGATGGGGATGCGTATACGGCGGATATGTACTTGGAAAGGGTTATCTCGGAGCAAGAGAATTTAAAGGTTCTGCATCTGGGCTTGAAGCAATCATGCGAATTATGGACATAGTTGGAGTCGAGGATTTGATTAATCTCAAAGGAAAACATGTTAGGGTTGCTACAAAAGGATGGGGAAATAGTGTAAAAATCATTGGAAATTTTATCAAAGATGATTGGTTTGATTATGAAAGCTTCTTTGAAGATAAAAAGAAGGAGGATGAAATATGAAAGTTTTCTTGAAAGTGTTGAGCAAATTAAAGAAACCGTCAACTCACAGCAATCCAGAAGACGTTGATCCGTTATTCTGTCGATACAACAAAGGTTGGAATGATGCAATCGAAAAGGTTGAGGAGCTGCTTTGTTCGTCTGGTTTATCGGATGCATGGATTCCAGTAGACGTGAAACTGCCACCGGAACCAAAGCCTAATCATAATTTTAAAGGAGACGTATATTTGATTGCTACCGAAAAAGGAACAATTCCATTCAGAGCAATGTGGAATGGAGAATATTTTACAGACGGTTTCGAAAAATTGAAAGTAATTGCATGGATGCCTTTGCCAGCTATGCCAGAACCGTACAAGGAGAACAAACATGAATAAAGTAATTTTGATCGGACGTTTGGCAAAAGACCCAGACATCCGAATGGGAACAAACAATACAACGATTGCCAGATACACACTTGCAATCAACCGTAAGTATCACAAAAATAATGAACCCACGGCTGATTTTATCGGTTGTGTGGCTCTTGGGAAGAACGGTGAGTTCGCTGAAAAGTATCTGCATCAAGGAATCAAAATCGCAGTCATCGGAAGAATCCAGACTGGCAGTTATACTAACCGCGATGGGAAGAAAGTGTACACCACTGATGTATTAATCGAGGAACAGGAATTTGTGGAGAGCAAGAAAAGCCAGTCAGAAGAGCAGTCGCAGCCACCAGTTCCAAGTCCAGAACAGGACACAAGTGGATTCATGGATATGCCATCAATTATGGATGACGAACTTCCGTTTAATTAAGGAGTGATGAAATGAAACCAGTTTTAGAAACAAAATTCGCATACAAAGGTTATCCATGTGTAGTTCTGTTTATGCCCGGAGCATACAGATGCGGATATGTTGGAGTACCTTACAGCCACAAGTTAGCAAAGAAAAGAGTTGTCGATTTAGGCTATCTTAACTGTCATGGTGGAGTTACTTATGCAGAACCATCACTATATGATTGCAACGATGATAACACATGGTGGATTGGATTTGATTGTGCTCATTGTTTTGATGGATATGATGTTGATACAGCAAAACAGTATTTTGGAGATGACCCAGACTTTAAAAGACTTTTTCATACAATGGAATACTTCTGGAGAGAGTCTTTCGGCTTCGAAACGGATTTCAAAATCTGTTCACTTGCTTATGTCAAAGATGAGTGCAAGAAACTTATTGACCAGATTGAAAAGGAGTGATACCGGGTGGGCTATAAAAAGCTTCGTCAGGTTAAGGCTATCGAAGCAAGTAATAAGAAAAGGCTTTTAAAAGTCAATCCCAAATTGGATGATGAAGCTGGGATATACATGTTGTGGCGAACGGAAACCCACGGGTACGTAGGACAGTCGAAAGGAATATTAACCAGGCTATCACAACATATGACTGGATACGAGCAACATATTGACCTTTCTATGAAAGCTCATGGGCTGTATTCAGAAAGCAATAAGAGCGGTTATAAGATCGATTTCTTTCATTGCCCGATTGATGAACTTGACAAGAAAGAGAGAGAGTACATTCAAAGAGCGATTGATGCTGGGTGGATTATAAAAAACAAGACAGGTGGCGGACAGGATGAAGGGAAAGAAAAGATCGCTGATTACCGACCAGCAAAAGGTTACCGCGATGGGTTGAAGCAAGGTAAAATTGTCCTTGCAAGAGAATTAAAGCATATCATTGATACTCACTTAAATGTGTCAATCAAACCAGAAAAATCAAACAATAAAGTGTCTATAAAGGCACTTGAAAAATTCAACAATCTTCTTGATGAAGAATCTTACAAATGATAAAGCTGCCGGTTCTGGCAGACAAAATCCCAAATAATTACAACTAAATATGCGCACGCCCTCTGAAATTGGAACAGTGAAACTTGTTTCCCGGCATATCACGCTATCCGGTTCCAGAGGTAAAAAGAAAAGAGGTAACTATGGTAAGTAAATATAACACCGAAAGAAAGTATCTCGAGGGACAAGAGAACAGAAAAGAAATTTATCTGTTTCTTATCAGATATTTTACAAAATATGGATACGCGCCGTCATTTAAAGAAATTGCCGAAAGCCTTGGCATATCAAAAGCAACTGTGCAACGACATATGAGGCAGCTCGAACTTGATGGCTTGATTGCTACTGCGCATCCGAATACTCCGCGAGCGTTCCGCCTTGTAGGGTATGAATATCAGAAGGTGAAAGAAGTATGAGAATATACAGTGTTTTTGAGAATGAACAGTGGAATGGCGGTATGACCGCTGATGATATTTCACAAATGCTGAAAGGATTGGTGAGAGCATGAACAGGGCAGAGAGAAGAAGACAGCAGAAAGCATCTGAGAAAACACGCTTAAATGCACCGTACAATTTCAGCAATTTCAGCCTGGAACAAATTTCAAAGGTGACAGTGCAAGAGTTGAGTCCTTAAAACTGTATCTGATGCAGCGTGAAGATGAAATACGCAAAGAAATATCAGAAGAACTTATTTCAGAATCACAAGAAAAGCTGTGGAAAGCAGAGGACTATATCGCAGTTGCAAATGTTCTTATCAGTTTGTTTGCAATTAAGAAAACATGGGGATTTACAAAATCCAATCAGAGATTCTTAGAAAACCTAAACTCTGCCAAAGAACACATTGAAGAAGTTGGAATTGAAAAAGCATACCAGGAAGCAAAAGAAACAATGGGAATTAAACTTGAATTTGATTCCATAAATATAAATAAAGAATTTGGATTTGGAGAAAGTGAGGACTAATCATGGCAGAGAATTGCAATGAATGCAGCATTGGGTGGATTCGCGGTGGTGAGTACGCAGAAGTATCAGCGCATAACGGCAGTAAGATGAAAGGAAGAGTCCTGAAGCTTGCAGAACAGCATCCAGAAGATGTGAAGATTCTGGTCACAAACAAAGATGGTTCCATATTTGCCCATGTCCCAGTTAAATACGTGAAATTACGAGCACCAAGAGAATTAACAGAAGAACAGAGAGCGGAACTGGTGGAACGTGGAAAGAATATGTCCAGAAATAAATCAACTGATTGTGAAGAAACGTCAGATTTCGATCCTGACGATGAAGAGGAGGAAATGTTCGATGTTTAATGAAAGAATGGGAATTAATGTTGAAAATGGTAAAAGTAGGATTTGCCCTAAATGCGGGAATCGTTTTCATATTTTTGCAGATTATAACCGGCATTGTGGAGGAGATTTATATTGGTGCGAATGCACAGAATGTAAAACCATTACAAAAATACATCACAGTAAGGAAGATGCAATAGTGGCTTTTAAGGAAGGATTGGTGCACAAAAATGAGCAAAGTGAACATATATGGGCTTAAAGCATATATAAGTAAAACGTTTGATTTGCATGTTGGCAAAAGAATCAAATACGTAGAACGTGGTGGAGAAGAAAAAGAGCATATCTATGAGGTAAAGCAGCTTTTTCCACATTGCGTTTTACTGGAAGATATTTACGATCACACAAGAATTTGCCCTTGTTACAGCAAATTAAGCTTGATGTTAAGAGGGATTGAATAAGAATCTGGTTAAGAAGATGGGAGTTTAAAATGAAATTTATAGATTTTTTCGCAGGAATCGGAGGATTTCGCAGGGGAATGGAATTAGCGGGGCATGAATGCGTTGGTTTTTGCGAATTCGATAAATTTGCTACTGCGAGTTACATCTCAATGCACTTGCTGACAGACGAGCAACGAAAGGCATTGGAAGATATTCCTATCAAGAAAAGACAGAAAGAAATATTAAAGGAGGAATACAGAAATGGAGAATGGTACGCAAATGACATTAGAAGAGTGTATGCCGGAGACATTCCAAAAGCAGATTGCTGGTGTTTCGGATTCCCTTGCCAGGACATATCCGTTGCAGGAAAGCAAGCCGGATTTCAAGGAAATCGTTCAAGCCTGTTTTTCAGAGTTATGTACCTTGTCGGACAGCTCAAAGAAGAAGATAAACCCACTTTCCTTTTCATTGAGAACGTTAAAAATCTGCTTAGTGTTAATGGGGGATGGGATTTCGCCAGACTGCTCATTGAAATGGAGCAGGAGGGGTATGATGCAGAATGGCAAGTGCTCAACTCGAAAGATTTTGGAGTCCCACAAAATAGAGAAAGGTGCTTCATTATCGGACATCTTAGAGGGAGAAGTACCTCAAAAATATTTCCTATCGAAGGAACAGACGGAAAAAATAGTGTTTCGTTAAATCTTCTTGGTTGTCTTAATGGTAGAAATTCGCAGCGAGATAGAGTTTATAGTGACAATGGATTAGCACCAACAATCAGTACGAAGCCGGGAGGAAATACAGAACCCAAAGTATCCATATTATTTGATACAAGTTATATTGGTCAAGATGGAAAAGCACGCATATATGAAAATATTTGTCCAACACTAACAAGCAGAGATTATAAAGAGCCTAGAAGTGTCGGAGTAGTATGCAATGTGAACCCGTCAGGAAAAGGAATGAACGGAAATGTGTATGATTCGACTGGCTTAAGCCCTACTTTAACAACAAATAAAGGAGAGGGAAATAAGATTGTAATCCCAGTATTGACACCAGATCGTATAGAAAAACGTCAGAATGGAAGAAGATTCAAAGAAAATGGTGAGCCAATGTTCACACTAACAGGACAGGACCGGCATGGAGTTGCAATCAAAGTTAAAGAAAACACACTAGACACAAGCTGCAATCAAGGAATATTTGTTCAAGTGTCGGAAGAATTGGTTGTATATGCAGTCTGGTATGAAAAATATCAGTGTTATATAGCAATACGAAAGCTGACACCAAAAGAATGCTTTAGATTGCAAGGTTGGTCTGATGATTATTTTGAAAAAGCACAGTTCGTAAATTCTGACAGTCAGTTATACAAGCAGGCAGGAAACGGAGTAACAGTGACAGTTATAGAAACTATAGCAAGAAAAATGAACGTAAATCTAAATTGATAGCGTGTCAGTTGCTTACATGGGGAAAGTGAGGATGAAAATGAAAAATAATAATTACACTTCATTTTTCAAAACGAAACCAAAGAAAGTAGAAAGATATATCCGATGTAGAAAATGTGGTGGAAACATGGAATGGAGCAGGGACTATCCACCACAAATCAAATGTCCGAAGTGCGGATATACGGTATATCCAAAACCTTATGAGCCAGATTGTATCAAACTGCCAGAAACATTTGAAGAATATTATGAATTATACGAGAAAGTGAGGACACAAAATGAAATTATTTAAAACAGTAGATGAAAAATTAGCAGAAATTGGATTCGTAAAAGTCAAAGAAGATAAATATGGATGTGAGTATGAGAGAAAAGATAAGAAATATGGATATACACAGATTGTATCTATTTTACATAAAAAATCTGGCAGACATATTTTACAGTCTTATGATTCAGATTTAGGAGATAGCAAAGGAATCGGAAATACTTGTGTTGGTCTTACGGGGTATGAAATGAAACTGTTTCTTAAAAAGATGAAGCGGATGAAAATGTATTCTGGAAAGAAAGTAACTATCAAATAATGGAGAATAAAAAATGAATAAATGTAAATATTGTGATAAAGGTGTTCCACTTATAATAGGTAAAACTAATGATTATGGTATGGCAATCCAATATCCTAGAAAACTTATTGCATACGGATATGATATTCATGGATATGATTCAAATGGATTGGTTGTTAAAATTAATTATTGTCCTATATGTGGTAAGAAATTGAGTGAGTAGAAGAAATTGGAATTTCAAAGGAGAGAAATATGTTAATCAGAAGTCAGAATAAAGCAGTTTTATTAAACTTTAGCAATTCGACTGTAGTTTATATTGTGAAAAATGACAAGGATTTTGTTATTTTAAGCCTAGAGAACGAAAACAGATATAGACTTGGTAAATATTCTTCAGAAGCAAAAGCTATGAAGGTACTGGATATGATTCAGGAAGCCTATGTAAACGGTCATATTGATTATCAGATGCCAGAGGACAGTGAGGTGGTTGTATGATTACATTCTTATTAGGACTTACACTTGGAATCATATTCGGAGTAACTGGCCTTGTATGTGTAGCGATCATGTACGACAAGCACCACCCAGACGATTAGGAAGGAGAACGGTATGCTGACAAGGAACAAAAAGCTGAAAGACTACGGTATTCCGGTAGAGGATATTGAAAAACTGAATACGATGCTGAAAGACTTCCCGGCAGAGTATGGATATCTGCTTACCGGTGCCGCCTTGTCAGCTTGCCCGAAGAACACGGTGATAGCGGATATGGTTATTGAGAATATCCTACACCGGAAAAGTTACAGGAAAATCAGCAAAGAAAGATATATCCCGATGAATCCGAAAGACTTCTACGGATACAGGCGCAAGACCGTCGCTGTACTGTATGAGAGAATGCGGTTGTTGGGAGTGTGGGAGGATGCAAAATGAAAGAATATAGATGTCCAAAGTGTAATAGTAAAAATCTTTTTGTCAAGAAAGTTGGTAATAACACAGGATTGTATTGTGGGGATTGCGGTGCATGGATTAAATGGGTTGGAAAAAATGAGCTGAGAGCATTTGAATATTTAACTAGACAGAAACACGTAGACGATGCTAATAGCAAACAAGACGATATTGCAAGCATCATTTATAGCACTCTCGATCATATGTATTGCGATAATTGCAGATTCAATAGCGAAATTAAAGAAAGCGATAATGGTGAATGGAACTGTGATGAATGCCACAGAAAATATAATGGATGGGGAATTTCCATGCAGGAAAGTAATAAAATCGCAAAAGAAATTTTAAAACAGTTAGGAGAATAGAATATGAGCAGACTGATTGATGCAGACAAAATAATTGACTCTCTTGGAAATTCGGATATGGATTTTGCAATAGGTGCAGTTATTGACGAACAGCCGACAGTTTTTGATGTGGACAAAGTTACGGAATCGCTTATGGACAGATTTCGTGTTGTTTCCAATGATGAGGACTTGGAATGGAACAGAGCTATAGATTATGCTATTAAAATCTTAGAAGGTGGTGGAGTTGAATGAGAGAAATTCTTTTCAAGGCAAAGCGGATTGATAATGGCAAATTGATGAGATTACAAGGGGAGAATAATGCATGACAATAAATATAAACGAAACTGTGAAAAAGTGCAATATTTGCGGCAAATGGAAAACCACAGCGTATGAACCTGATTATCCGATACTTAATGATAGCTGTTTTAGGCATCCGAAAGCAATTTTTATTTGCAAAGAATGCGCGAAAAAGCGCGAAGAAAAGAATATATTTTTGTGAGGTGAAGTAGATGGAGAGATTAACGCAAAAATCAGATAAGATGATTTGGCTTAAAGATCAGGGCTTAAAAATTGAACCATGCGAAATGAATGCACATCATTGTAGAATGATTTTAGAAAAACTTGCAGAATATGAAGATTTAGAAGAACAGGGCTTGCTTGTGAGATTGCCGTGTAAGATTGGAGACACGGTTTATAGAGTGAATGCCGGAGCCAAGCAACCGATTATTCCAATGACTGTTTCAGAAATTCATTTTCTCTGTTACAAAAATGAACGTGCTGTAAGGTTTGACGCAATAGGTAAAGAAGATATGGGAGAAAGTTGCTACCGTTTAGAAGATATTGGAAGAATAGTATTTCTCACACGTGAGGAAGCTGAGAAGAAGTTGGAGGAACTCAAGAATGAAATTTAAAGAATTTGTAAACTGGTGCAACGAAAGAGCATGTGATGGATGTTGGGGAATGCTGACAGCTATGGCGTGTATTGATTTAATAGGTGAAGTTAAAAAAGTTCCATTTTGGAAAAGAGAAAAATTCTGGAAAGAAAATTACGGGCAGCAGGTATTAGATGAGATTATTAATCCGATAGAGAAGAAGTTGGAGGAGATGAAGAATGAATAAATGTTGCGCTAGTCAAGACGGTATATCTAGAAACACTATTCTATTCGGAACTAAATGTGACGGGTACAAAGAAAGATGCACACTGAGGCCGGCTTATAGCACTCTTGAACGAACAGTGAAAAATTATCAGCATAGTTTAAGAAAAATGTTTGGAGCGGAGGATTAACAAAATGGAAAAAGCAAGTATTCCTGTTGAAGTCGAAAAGGAAATTGTAACGGAATTAGAACAGATTTTTAGAATCGTAGATGACAAGCCATATTTTGAATTAAAATATAAGAAAGTTGGCGAGGATTATTACCACGTAGGATATAGTTCGTTCGATTTTCATAATGTTCTAAAATGGAAAGAAGATTGTTTTGAATTAGTGAAGGAGGAATATTGTGGATGAGAGAGAAGCTATTGAAAGATTAACAGATCATTTTAGAATACATTATGATGATAGACCGACTCCATATCTCGATAAAGCAGTTGCAATAGCAATGAATGCATTACATAAGCAGATTCCAAAGAAGCCTAAAAATATAAAGACTATCCTTGACTTTTCAGGCAGATATTATACGACAAAAGGTGATTGTCCGGTTTGTAATAGAGAGGGACTTTATAAGTCGGATTTTTACTGCAATAAGTGTGGTCAGAAATTAGATTGGGGTGAAGAAGATGACAAATGACATTGACGAAAGCGTTATTGCTAGAAGCGTTGACCATTACGGAGCAGAAATTTAGGCAACCGTCTGTATGGAAGAATGTGCGGAACTGATACAAGCAATCAGTAAGGAAAAACGTGGAAAAATCGACCGTGATAATATGACAGAAGAAATTGCAGATGTGTTGATCTGCATCGAAATGCTAAAGCAAATGTATATGATTTCCGAAGATAAAATTAATAAGTGGATTGAGAAGAAACAAGCGAGAGAAGCAGAAAGGATGGAAAAGAATGAATAAGAAAGAAATCGCAGAAATTAAGAAACAGTTTACTCCAGCCAATTGCACAATCACACGCATTTGTGGTTGTTATGTAGACGCAGAAAAGAATAAGAAAACCAAAATTAAAGAAGCATTCCTGTCTCTTCCAGAGGAAGAAATGTTTAAGTATTTTGACATTTTCAAGAAAACCATTTCTGGCAGACTTGGAAAAAACCTTATAAACCTTGATTTTCCATTATCACAGGAAAAAGAGGGTGGAACACAGGAATTTCTTATGCGGATCAGAGCAAGTAAGCTTAAAAATGATGAACTTTTGGACGAATTCTACGACAAAATCATTGAAAATTATGATTACGGTGAGAATTATTATATAATCCTGATCCACGCTGTTTATGACATTCCTGGTAAATCTTCCGATGGTCAGGAAATGTTTGATGCATCCGATGAGATCTACGACCACATTCTCTGCAGCATTTGTCCAGTAAATCTTTCAAAGGCTGGGCTTAGCTATGATGTGGCTGAAAATAACATCAAAGACAGAATTCGTGATTGGGTAGTCTCAAGACCAGAAACAGGATTCTTATTTCCTGTATTCAATGACAGAAGCACTGATATTCATGGAACCTTGTATTTCAACAAAAACATAAAGAATATTCATCCCGACTTCATTGAAAATGTTCTTGGCACGCCAATTCCCCGTATACCCGGCAACGAGATCAATGTCTTTTCAGATTTTATCATGGACAATTTCGAAGGAAATACAACATTCAATTTCGCGGAAAGTCTGGTTGAATCTTTGCAGGAAGTAAGAGAACAGAAGAAAGACAGCCCGGAGATGGTAACCGTGTCATGTGATGAAATGGAACAGATTTTTGGATATTGCGGAGTTCCAGACGAGAAGTTGTCGGATTTTAAAGAAAACTGGGAAATGTATTTCAGCAATGAGCCTGTTACTCTTGACAATATTCATAATTCAAAAACTGCAAAAATTGTAACACCAGATGCAACAATCTGCATCCAGCCAGATAAAATTGCTCTGATTGAACTGAAAGAAATAAACGGCATTCCATCTCTTGTAATTCCGGTAAATGGAGAAGTGAAAATCAATGGAATTGAAGTTGAATTAAAATAAACACTTTTGAAAAACCAGGAATTGGAGAAAGGAATTTTAGAATTGGCACAGAAACGAATGTTTACGATGAAAATTGTTGACAGTGACGCATTTTTGGATATGCCGGCAACAACGCAATGCTTATATTTCCATTTGAATATGAGGGCTGACGATGATGGATTTATTGGAAACCCAAAAAGGATAATGAAAATCACAGGAGCAAGCGAAGATGATCTGCGATTATTGATTGCAAAAAGGTTCGTTCTTACGTTTGAAGACGGTGTAATAGTAATCAAGCACTGGCGAATGCATAACACATTGTCAAGAGATCGGTATGTTGAAACGTCATATACAGACGAAAAGAAAATGTTGCTTTTAAAGGATAACGGTAGTTACTCTTTGACGGGTGGGAATCCGATTGATGATACTCGGCTGATAGAACGTTCTGGACGGCAGACGCAACAAAGGCGCAACAAAGACGCAACAAAGACGCACTCAGATAAAGGTTTAAATATAGATAAAGATATAGATAAAGAGAAAGATAATAAATTAATAGTATCTTTAGATACTATATGTCAGACTGATGCCCGACGTGTCATCGAGGAATGGAACAAATTACAGGAAGTTGGCATCAATCCGATACGTGATATCAAACCATCATCAAAAAGATATCAGTTACTCAAAGGGCGAATCCGCGAATACGGAATTGATGAAGTTCTTAATGCAATCAACAACGTCCGTAACAGTGATTTTCTTCGAGGAGAGAATAACAGAGGTTGGATGATAACATTTGACTGGTTTGTTAAACCAAATAATTTCCTTAAGACGTTGGAAGGAAACTACAACAAGGAGGGGCAACATGGAACCACTAGAACAGCTCAAAGACATGTCAAACCGCTTATCCCATTTGAACAATGCGGAGGAAGCAAAATCTCAGACACTCCATTTGCAGACTGATTGTCCTGATTGTGGCGGTTCTGGTTGGATATGGTCAAGGGATGATAATGGCATTCCATATTGCGAAGAATGCCATTGCGGAATCAGAAAGAAGATGATTTTGCAGAACCAGCTGCAATTTGCTGAAATGCCGGATATGTACAAGGAATGCAGATTTTCAAATATGAAAAGCAGCGTGTATCAACTTCCAGAAAGTAAGGAAATATTCATACAGGCGGCAAAAGCTGTTAAATATTGGCTCGAAAATATCCAACAGATGCAGAAACAGGGAATTGGGCTGTACATATATTCAAATACTAAAGGTTCTGGAAAGACAAGACTTGTATGTAGCATGGCAAATGAGATGATAGAAAAGCATCAGAAATCGGTAAAATTCACAACATCCCTAAAAATTCTTGATGAGATAAAGTCAACATGGGGAGAACGAGGAAAAAACGCAGAGAATAAGCTGATTAGTGATTTGACTTATGCGGATATTTTGATTATTGACGATTTTGGTGCGGAATCTGGGAAAGATTGGATTAATGAAAAATTCTACGGAATCATCAATGGTCGGTATGTGGACAAGAAAACCACAATTTTCACCAGTAATTATCCTATTTCCCGATTGAAATATGATGACCGCATTACGAACAGAATTTTAGAGCGATCATTGGAAATCCCTTTTCCTGAAGAATCAGTCAGGGAACACATAGCGGACGCAATGAAACAGGAACTTATCAAAAAGATTCAAGGCGGTGAAAATGGAAAACAAGCGTAAACCGTGGAAAAAATTGACACCACAAGAAATTCAGAATTTGACTAATCGTCAGTGCATAGATTGTAGGTTCTATCCGAAATCAAACGGTACATCAGGGAAAATGCAACCGTGCGATTATATTTTTGTGGTCGGCCATAGTCGAGGATGTGACCCAAGAGATTGCATAAAAGAAGGCAAATTTGAATATGCAGCAACAAAGAAAAGGAGAAAAGTATGGAGGGCAAAGACGAAAAGTTAGATATCACGCCAGAACTGGTGCTTATATGTAGGAAAGTAATACGACAATACGCAAAGCAAATTGGTAGGCATGATTGCCACAAATGCATCATATATACAGAATGCGAGCATGACTTTGCCAGATGCCCGGAATTATGGAAGGACATCAGCCTATGAGAAGAATCAGCGAAATGTACAAGCGTTCGGGCGGTACGAACTATGAACATCAATGCTTTGAATGCGCGATGTTTAAAAACGTCAAAAGATGCAAATGCTTAAATTACGAATTGGATACTGACTGGAATCCAAATTGGACAGCCTGCAAATTTTTTACAAAAGATGAAATAGAAGAAATACAAGGACAGATGAATATTTTTGATTTTGTGAATTAGGAGGGATGTCATGTGACCGATAAGATAGTCATGCTGATTATAAATAAGAGATTATATGATGAAGGTATAATAAGTCGAGAAGTATATACAAAAATCATCACGCAAATAAATAAATGTTAAAAAGCATTGAGCGAAATCATTGTATGGAGTATAATATAAATGGTTTCGCTCCTTTTTGAAGGAGAATCGAAATGAACATATACCATACAAGAGAAAGGCTAAGAACCCGTTCTATTTATGATTTGAATTTACGAGTTGCTTTTTACGCTCGTGTAAGTACAGATTCCGAAGACCAGCAGGTATCCATTGAACACCAAACCCAGTATTATAAAGAATTCATTAAAAGCAATAGAAACTGGAAGTTTGCTAAAGGATATATTGATAATGGCATATCTGGCATACAAACCAAACATCGTGAGCAGTTCAAAGAAATGCTTGAAGATGCAAAGAACGGGAAATTTGATATGCTTATCACAAAAGAGATCACGCGTTTTGCCAGAAATACACTTGACAGTATCCAGTATACCAGGCAAATGCTTTCTTGGGGCGTATGCGTGTGGTTTCAGAATGACAACATCAACACCATTGATGAAGACAGCGAACTTCGATTGACGATCATGGCTGGCGTCGCACAAGATGAAGTCCGAAAGCTTTCTAACCGTGTTAAATTTGGACACAAGCAATCTATTAAAAACGGGGTTGTCCTTGGGAACTCTAGGATTTACGGGTACGACAAAAAAGACGGAAAACTCACGATAAATGAATCTGAAGCTCAAATGGTTAGAATGATTTTTGAAGACTATGCATCCGGTGAATGGACAACGCCTCAATTAGAAAAAAAATTATACAACATGGGCTATCGCAATTACAAAGGCGGTAAAATCGACAGGAATGTTATTCGCCACATTATAAGAAACCCAAAGTATAAAGGATATTATGCCGGTGGTAAAGTTAAGATTGTTGATATGTTCACCAAAAAGCAGGAGTTTCTTCCAGAATCAGAATGGGTGATGTTTAAAGATGACGGAAGCCATGTTCCACAAATCGTTGACGAAGAAGTGTGGAAAAAAGCAAACGAATATATTGATGCACGTGGCGAGATTGTAAAAACCCGTAGAACATCTATCAAAAAGAGTGAAAATGTGTTCACAGGGATGCTTATTTGCGGAAATGACGGCGCATCATATTGGCTTAAACAAAGAACACTTCGAGGAAAAGAAGATGTTAAATGGGTTTGCAGTAAGAAAATAAAAGAAGGTGCTGCAAGCTGTGATTCTTTTTACATTGATGACAGAGAACTTCGAGAAGTTATTGCGAAATTAATTCGTGAATCTTCTGGTGATATTGAACAAATTGCCGAAAAGTTCATTAAAATATATCATTCATCCATGAACCAGGCAGATGCATCAACTGAAATTAAAAGACTCGAAAAGCAAATAAATGTCGCTGAACGCAAAAGTGATAAGCTACTGGAATACAATCTGGACGGAGCTATTAGTGATGCTGTATTCATTGAAAAGAGCCAAAAACTAGAAGCTCAAATTGAAGAATACAAGAAGCAAATCGAAAAACTGTCAACCATACAGGATGATATTGTTCCGATAGAAAACCAAATCAGAGCAATTGCACATTCCATAAAACAGCTTGATGGAATCAGCCCGGACGACATAACCAAGACAGTTGTAGACAGTTTTTTGAAAAAAATAGTTGTTAATCCAATAGGCGAAAAAGAAGCAAAGCTGGTATTTTATTTGAAAGATGGAATTACGACAGAAATGTCATTTGTTAGTGGAAAAAGTATGCGTTGTTCGGTGAACTTATTTAACCCCATATTCACGGAACGAAGCACTACATTTTACAGAGCTTTACGCAGCTTTCCGGGACACAAAGAGCCCGTAAAATACACATATTTCTTTGCTTTTTGATTAATTACTAAAGAGTAAATTTTAAGGAGCGAAACCGCAGTAATAATGATTGAGGAACGAAGCATGAAAGCATTAGGAGATAGTCATACCGCATATGATGTAATGAGAGAATACATGATTATAGGAGCAGAACTGGACGGAAAATATCAGATGCCGATGTTAGATAGATATACAGGGCATCCGGGAGAAGATACGGTTGATTTCAAGGATAGTTTCAGTTTGAAGATTAAGAATCACCGCAAGCTGACGGTGAATTTCTACATCCACGACTACGAATTTGAAAAAATTTGGAATAATCCAGACAGATACCTGGAACATTTAAAATGTTTCCATAGCGTGATCGGCCCTGACTTTTCCATGGCGGTGGGAGAGAATGGAATGCCATTTGCAATGAATATTTATCAGAAGTACCGTAATCATGCATTGTCTCATTATCTCAGCATGAACGGAATTAAAGTTATTCCGAACGTAAGCATACCGCCAGAGTATTGCTATGACTGGGCTTTTGATGGTGTGCCAAAAAGAAGCACCGTAGCATGTTGCACCAATGGAAGAATTAAATCCAGAGCATCCAGAGAAGAATTCTGTATAGGCTTTAAAGAAATGGAAAGGCGCATAGAGCCACTGCGAGTTATCGTTGTAGGGAAAATACCACCTGAACTCAATACGGACGTGGACATCATCAATTTCAAGACCAGAAGTCAGAAGATCAAGGATAAGGAGGGAAAATATGGGGTATAGTACTGGAAACTCATTGAGAAAGAAATCGAAGACCAGAAAACAGGAAGAACGAGAACAGAGGATGAAGAGTGGAACCGCAATAAAGAAGAAAAGAAGCACTGGTAAAGTAGATCATCTAAATAAATTGAAATAATTTTACATTTTCCACAGTCCCAAAATAGATGTTATAAAAATATTTGTACAAAATTACAAATAAATAAAAATTATAAAACGACCCGTATCCATGGAAAAATGATTTTTTTCGTTCAAAATCCATGCTTCGGGTCTTTTTGAATGTCTGTAAAAATTAGTACTCGTGAGACTTCATAGTAAAGTGATGATGCATCAAGGAATATACCCGCGGCAAAATATGCCGCCATCCGATGCACACGATCATACTAGAAACATTGTAATTAATTGCGTAATTGCGTCTGAAATCAATTTGAATGGCATAAGCCTATACTTTATCGGGCAACGATATAAAACGGATTAAAAGTCAAAATACAACGTTAAAACATTATAAAGCAGTAAAACGGGATACAATATAATAAGCCAATGCTATTATAAAACTCGTAAATATGCCTAGAATCAATTCAATAATTACAGTTGATAAAATACACATGTAAGCATATAAGTGGCTGTAAAACGTCAAATAAGCGCTTACAAGGATAGCGAAACCGACAACAGCTGCATAAACTGGACAGAATCTAAGTCGGCAGTTATCCCATTGACATATATAACCATAATACGCCCTTTATATTTTGCCGTCAATCCTTTTGGTTGATTGCATAAAACTGCCTAGAAACGATTTTACAGCCGTATGCGGTAAAATGTGCTACAAGCCAGTTAAAAGCTGTTAAAAGCCGTATAAAAGGCACTACAGCAGGAAGCCCGGCACAGGTCACGAATCAACGTCGCCCGGAGTGGATGCAGGGCACGAGAAAAAGAGCAGCGCTTTACCGCTCTAAATAGTTTATATGTGCGACCCGGGGCAAGCCCTGAAAGAACTCAGAAAAACCGCCGTCAGTGATATTATATTGACGGTCAGATGTCGGAATGATGCTTCCGTTCTTAATCTCCATGCAAGAAAGTTGCAAATGATCTGCTTTTTTGGTGATCTATGCAGCGCGTACCGCATCACGGACACCGTCCCAGACTGACACCGCACCGGCGGCAAGTCGTACCAGATTAGCGGCACAGAACCGGAAGCGACCGCAAGAAAAACCTTTGCCGCTTCCTGGCGTGCGGTATCCTCTATTTTTTCGACTTCTGAAAAATCACCGCTTTTTATAGCGGTGATGGTTTGTTTTTGCGTAGCTTTTCTGATTTCGATTATTTTTTCGCTCATTAGCAGAACACCTCCCCGAACATATACGAACCGTTGTTTTTAAAACATTTGTTCCAGGTTGCAACAACTTCTTCAGCTTCTTTCCTGGATCCGCAAAGGTTCGCTGCTGTGATGCCTTTTATTTCAAGCTTTGAAAGCAAGTTATCACTTTCAGAAACCTTGACGGCGTAAGCATAGTTTTTTCCATTCTCTGTCACCTGTACAGCGATATAACTTATTTTCTTTTTCATATCTTTTCTTTCTTCCCTGTACCCATGGGAGCCGGGTGTTAAAATAAAAGGCGTTGCCGGGAATCGAACCCGACGGAAACCATTACGCCTAATTTAAACAAGCATTTATTTTCTTTTCCAGATGTGGGAACGCTTCGCAAATTTCTTGCACACTGTCGGCGTAGTAGTCACCTACGATTTTTCCGAAAATGCGAAGATTTCCAGAATAAAAACAACCCAAATCATTGAACCAGATATCAAGCCCGGTCACCTGCTCTTTTTTGTCGTTGTACCACATATCGATTTTAATCATGTTTTCTTATCCTCCTTAATTTTTGTTAAAAGACCGCCGGGGAAATGCTCCCCGGTACGCTTGCCGGTCTGTTAATCACGGATATACGACCAAGCATTTACTTTTGTTGTTCCATACCTTTTTAAATATGTATCAATTCGTTTTTCAAATGCTTTTCTGACTTCTTTAAAACCGCCAATAATTTTCTGGATATCGTCCGCGCCAAGCTTTTTTATATCCTTGCAATTAATCCAACGCATCGGGGTAAATTCTGGATTATATCCGGTTTTCACCACCGTAAAAGCCTTTAATTTGCTGTCGTCTGGCTGCCCTGTATAATGAGTGTATGTATAACACTCGTATTCATAACCGTTCAAACATTTTTCGAGATCCTCTATATTAGAATCAATCTTTTTTAGATTTTGGCCTTTAAAATATTGCTCACTTTTTTTGGCTAATGCTACCATGCTTTCAGCGGCTTCCATTTCTTCGTCGGTGCAAGTACCATAAGAACCAGCACCAAAACAAAAGTCCTTTTCTATAGATGGTTTTTCAATATCTGTAATATCTCCATTTGAAAATTGAACCACATAAGCACATTTTTTCTTTGCAAAATTTTGCATGCGCTCATCTTCCCAGACCTCTGTTTTAATAATATTCATGTACATTTCTTTTAATTCTTTCTGCGTCATAGTTTTATTACCTCTTTTTCTATTTTTTTGAAATCCGGCGGTTACGTTTGGACTACGGCTTGACCGCCGCCGGAGGGAAATTATTTAATTTTTGTATCTGTCCAGATATCAAGGATATGACGAAAACAATTTAATTCGTCAACAGTAAATCCCCCGTCATTTATATGGAATATTGCATAGTCTCCATATTGTTTGTTGATATCCTGCACATAGTTGTAAAATTCTTCAAAGCGCTCTAAGCGGTCAAAATCTAAAATATACCATTTATGACCGGCCGGAAGAGTTTTTATAAAGTCTTCCGCGTTGCTTGGATAACTAAAAGCCCCAGCAACGTTGATCTTACTTTTTTGGTCGTCCTGTGTGGAACGGTCAATCATTGTAAAGACCGCCCAATTAAGATGTTTTAAATATTTGTTATTCATATCAACACCCCCATTAGAAAGTTAAGTCTTTCTTTCTCTTTACATCTTCCACAGTGCACGGAAATTTTGCCATCATAGCGTAAGCTTTTCCGTTATCTTCTGGCACTTCATAACCTTTATTGCGCAGCAGATTGGCGGCAGTAGTCAAGAAGTGGTTATCATATCCATAACAGATATCAGAGATAACAACTTCTTCCTCGTTAACTACGGCCTTTACAACGTGGTAAGTATTGCCATAAGATTTCTGAAACCATCTTTTGGCGCTGATTTCTAATGTATTAATTTTTTTCATTGCTTTTTACCCTTGCCCCTGTTATAATAGGGCTACCTTTCGTTTTTTTGTTGGGTGCCGGCTGTTCGTCTTGGTAGGGTGCAGCCGGCTTTTTTTATTTAGTCATCCGCGAACTAGAATTTTTCAATTAATCGGATCCGGTATCTTATGTCCTCATTGGTTTGAGTGGTTCAGTCGGTCCGGTTGTTTGTTTCTTGTGTTCCCTTCGTTGATATTATAATAGCATATATAATGCACTTATACAATATGGAATATTCAACAATAATGCACTTATATTATGGACTTGAATTGTACAAAATAAATAATGCACTTATAATATTGACAATATAATGCACTTATGATATTATTTTTATAAAAAAGGAGGACTTATATATGGAAGAATTAAAGACAACCGAAGCACAAAGAAAAGCCGTAAGAGAATATGAAAGAAAAAATGATCGTATAAATATAATATTTCCAGCAGGCACAAAAGACAAAATGAAAAAACTTGGAATTGAAAAGCCAAATACTTTCATAAAAGAAGTAGTTGCAGCAGAACTTGAGAGAATGGAAAAATATAAAAAATAATGCACTTATAATATTGACAATATAATGCACTTATATTATAATTATAGTTGTAAGGAAGTAAAACCTTATAGGCTATAGAAAGGGGAAAATATGGAAGATATGAAGGAATTTGTAGCATATGCAAGAAAACTTTTAAGAGTCATTAACAAGATCGAAAAATATCTTGAAAATGGCGAATCCGAAAAAGCTCTTGAGTTGGTCAGAGAGTTAAAAGAGGACACACAAAAAGACATCGAAGCATAACGGAAACGGGGCGAGCAATCGCCCCAAACAATAAAGGGAGGGCAAAAAATGAAATATTATGTAATCGAAAACCGCAATGTAGGGCTACATGGGGCGCCAAGTTTTGTAAAAACTGTATTATTCAGCGGAACAGAAAAAGAATGCGCTGAATTTGAGGCAGAAAAAAGAAAAGAGTATACGGATCGGACTATTGTTGATTGTTATACTATTTCTGAACAAAAAATTGAAGAAGCGAAAAAGTTTAATGAATTTTGGAATTCATTAACACCGGCAGAAAAAAAGGAAACGATTGCAGTAAATGGGAAAACTTATTTCAAAAAAGCTTACGAGTATCACAATAAATAATAATAAGCCCTTTGGCAAATTCCAAGGGGCTTATATCATGCTTTTTGTGGCGGCTTTTAGGACAGGTACAGAACTGCCGCCGAAGTCCTGACATAATTATTCATAGCACAATATCGTCAAAAAGTCAACGACAATTTTTTGCTTGACTTTTTGAAATCATTCTGTTATGTTCGATATAACGAAGCCGACGGAACTCAGGAAGGGGCAGGGCTGACAAAGCGGAATCGTAACTAAATATGAAAAAAATATAGCCAGATCACACCGGATTAGATGCCGGAAGGTCTGGCTTTTTGTGTGTTCAAAACGCCCTATTATAATATTATATATATTAATATTATGGATTATGAATATCTATAATTATAGTTATTCCCTGTCCCTTCCTAGATTCCAGAGGCTGAGTTGATTAATATAATATTGTATATAGTATATATAATATACATAGATATAGTATATGTTGTTTTATGAGATTGACTAAAAGTTTTAAATAAATAGTTGACAGAACAACAACTTGTATGTTAATACTGTTAATAGAGATACAGATACAGACCGAAAGCGAGAACGAACCGCTGGAGGACTGAACCGGTTAGCTACTGGACAACGAACCAGAGCCGACCGGATTTTTTTATTTATAATGATTTAATAGATTAACGTTATAAAGTGAGGTGATACAGTGAAGAATTCAAATACTATAACAGCATCCCAAAATATAGAGGTATACGAAAACAAAATATGGTTATTGGTAGATGAGTATATCAACACTGTATTATGTATACATCAAGAAGATTACGACAGTATAGAAAAGTATAAGAAAGATATAGCTAACAATCGTATTGATATGTTTTTCTATATTGCTGATCATATTGAGAAACCAAGCAATAATGACATAGAACTATTAGACAGTATATTTAATATATATATACGTGTATGTGGTAGATATAGTATATCACCTACGTTACAGATGTTTGGGATATTGGTTGGAATTAACAACATGACGTTTAGTGATTGGGCAAACGGAGACTACAGAACCGCCTCGACGCATGGCATAACGGTGAAAAAATGGAAAGAAACGTGCGGAGCCTTTGCACTGGATAAGCTACACAACCAGGACGGCACGAATGCTAACTTAATATTTGCTTGCAAAGTAGCTTATGGCATGGCGGAAACAGCACCAATTCCAGCAGGACAGCAACAGGGCATACCACAGCAGACAGCGCAGCAGATCGCGGACAAGTACAAGGATGTTCTGGAGCTTCCAGAGATGGAAAAGCCGGAGTTATAACAGCGTGGAACGTACACAAGATTGTTGAAATGTACGCAGAGGACGAACAAACAGACCGAAAAGCGGTAGACATGGCAACATTTAGTAAACATGCACATATATAACAGTTGAATTTGTGCATGATGTATAGCAGTCTATTTAAAAAACAAGTGTTTATTAAATAGATGTAATATTCTGAAAATTGATATGCATTATAATTTCCTTGATCACTGCCAAAGGCATCCGAAAAGCAGCGTTTAGACCGGGACAACGGGAACCCATGGGGCAAAGGGTTGCCCGGTCAGCGTCACCAGAGACAGACCCGGGAGGGGGGGTGTATATGGATGCCCCGAACGGCCTAATGAGTGATCTGAGTAAATCTGATTTATTACTTTTGTCCTACATAATAAGGAGATACAATATGCCAAAAGGAAGACCAACTAACAATCCCAAAGGTGAATCAATTCGTATTCGTATCACTGATGATATGAGAGCAAAACTTGAAAGGGAATCATTTCAAACAGGGCTGAGTATTTCACAAATCATTCGAAATTTAATAACTCAGAAGTTAAGTTAAAGGAGTGTCCGAAGATGAACAGCGTAGAAGAGTTAGTTTCATACGGAATTAGCAAAGAAAATATTTCTCAAATGATTGAATCTTATCAAAAGCGTATTGGCACAGTAAATGGTGACTACAAAATTATTGATATTTCATACAATCCATATACTAAAGCCAGAGTAGTTAAACTTAAATGCGTTACATGCGGAAATGAAATCCAGAGAGGAATGATAAAAGGCAGAAATAAATGGAGTGAACTTATAAAGGCATGTCCTAAATGTCGAAAGAAAAGACGAAATGCAGAGCTTGAAAAATCTCGAAAAATTAAAAAAGACCTACTTGAATCCGAAATAGGGAAACAGTATGGAGATTACACTGCTTCAAAAATAATAGAACAGAATCCTATTAAGATTCGTATGGTTTGTAGAGAATGCGGAGCATTTAAAGATGTTTCTTTTAGCATGATGCATGCAGGGAAGTGGAAAGATCAGAAGTGCCATAAACATTTTTCGAATATTAAATACGATGGAACTTATATCGGGAAACATTTTGGTTTCCTAACGGTGATAGGAATAAATGATCCTGGTGAAATTAAAAGGTTTAAATGCCGGTGTGATTGTGGGAATATTAAGAACGTAAGACCGATTGAATTAGTTTCAGGGATGGTAAAAAGTTGTGGATGTCGTCATAGTGATTCTAGCCGAACCCATGGTGGAAGTAATGATCGCCTGTATCATGTGTGGCAGGATATAAAGCGAAGATGCGAGTCCATTACTGCTTCTAACTATTACAATTATGGCGGACGTGGAATTAAATTATGCGATGAATGGCATGACTATTCGATATTCAAAGAATGGGCCTATAAACATGGATATGATGAAAACGCTCCGTTTGGAGAATGCACGATTGACAGAATAGACGTAAACGGAAATTATGAACCCAACAATTGCCGATGGATTACTAATGTTGAACAACAGAAAAATAAAAGACCTCCTTCCGAATGGAAGAAACGAAAAAACAAGAAAAAGACGGCGATGATTTTGTTCGGAGGGGAAATGGTACCGAAATCTGATATTTGTAAGCAATACGGAATTTCTGTAGAAACATTTAATTATAGGCATAATCAAAAAGGCATGACTGTAGAAGAAGCATTGAATACTCCTAAAATGGCGAAAGGCCGTCCGAGAAAGGCGGTGTGACAATATGAGAAAAACCTATAGCAATCCTCAGGGCGAATCAATCAGAATTCGTATTCCGTACCAGCTAGAACGAAAACTCATAGCTGAGAAAAACCGAACCGGCAAAAGCGTATCACAGATCACCCGTGAAGCCCTGGCAGAATATTTTCGAAAGAGGTAGGTAAATGTCGATACTCGAAAAATTTTTCAAAAATAAAAAAGGCGATTTTGGAAAGGAACGAAACGAATGAATAGAAATGAAAAAGTTTATTATGTGTACGTAGAAAACGGAAAAGCAGTTATTACAGAGGAAGCACCGGACTTCGATAAAGTTCACGATTACATGCTAGTGAAAGCGGATGGAATCGAGCTTTTTATGGGAGTACATAAGAACCAGGACGATTTGATGCTTCCAGATGAACCGATTGACGTAGCGACTATGTTGATTAATGCCGAAGCAAGTGTTGATTTAGGGGATAAAGGACCATTAACTTGCCCGAAATACGACCCAAATCAGCTCAGAGAGATTGCAGAACATCTTCTAGCGTATTGCAATGCACAAGAAAGGGGATGTGTAGATGCCTGTTGTAAGAATTGTGAACCCTAAACCGTATGATTGGGCTGGAACTAAATGCCTTATTGATGGTAAAACGATTCCAAGAGTGAAATCAGTGGATTTTCATGTTTCTGTTGACGAGGTTCCGACATTTGTATTCGAGATGATGGCAGAGCCGGATATTAAAATGGAGTGCTTGGCACAAATCAGTTTCACTTCTAAATCAATTACTGATGCAATTTCAGTTTTAAGGCATGAACTGTTACAACACGGGGAAATTTACCACGGCTTCAAAGCAAGCCTAAAATCGGCTTTAGAGCGTTATAATTATTGTGGCTTGCCATTTGAACCGGAAGAAGAAATCGCAGAGAAGATACTTAATTTTATGATTGGAGAGGAAAAATGAGATTACCATTAACGATCATCGCTGTAGCAATCAACATAATAGTGTTCACAACGTTGGCTGCATTCCTCATGACGCAAATTAACGAGCAGAAAATACCGATGTTTTCTATTTTCTTCTTTACAGTGATGGAATTAGGAATCATTCTGAATACCATATTAATCTGCACAGCGAGGTAACTATATGTTTTTAGCATTTCCTACGAGGATTATTCCGTTTTTTATCATAGAACGGGTTAAACCTATAATTAAACCGGAAGGATACGCTTACCCGATTGTGGAGCGGTACGCAAGCAAATATTCTTTGCATCCGACTTAGTGTAAAAAAATTTCTGTAGTCGATTATATTAAATTTGATTTCCTCCACATATATTGTTTGCATTACAGAAATAGCAATTATATCACACACAATTCTTTCTCCTGCTTTTGTAATGGTGCGGAGTGGGAGAAAGATTTTAGGGCTATCACCAAAAGGCAAGGTAACGGACTTTGATTCCGTCATGTGTGGGTTCAAATCCCACTAGCCCCGTTTGCTAGGTTACGCATGTACCTGGCAATGGTTTATTTCACATAGACCCTCCGATACCCATCTAGCTCAACGGAGCTGTTCAAAGGGGCTTCAAACGTCCCGGATGGGATTCCCGTATAGGTGACAGCAAAACCAAAAAGGGAGCCTTTGTTGCGACTGGTGGCAAAGAATCGCAACAGTAGAAAATATGGCTTTGAGGTGCTGGTAATATTTTCTACTCAGGAAATTTAGTTCAGTGGTTAGAACGCCCGGCTCATAACCGGGAAGTCCTGAGTTCGAATCTCAGAATTTCCATTTCTTCCGTATGCTACCCATCCGTTTTATGGGAAGAAAAAACTCTCGGATGAGCGTATGTGAATCAGAATGAGCAAAGATATGTAACGGCATAGGCTTGTGCTTGATCTGATTTCCCGTCCGATAAATGTTTCTTAGTTTCAATAAGCCATCACAAGCGCGCATTGATGACAAGGGAGTTTTCAAGAAACATAAAATAGCTCCAAAAGGCATAATAATATCCGAAACAACTCTGTGTGGCTGACACAGCATAAAACAGTCTAGTGGAAAGCATAACACGATAAACATATTGCTAACCCGGAAGCCCCGGGTTTTGGGAGAATATTCCGTAGAGGTAGCGGGGCAGATTGTAAATCTGTTGCCATTGTGGTTCGGATGGTTCGACTCCATCTTCTCCCACTGCCCCAGTTTGTCGGTTGTGGAAAACCGACGGAACATGTCTGTGTTCTTTACTGCAAATAATTTTATAGGTTCAAATCCTGTTGGGGCAATTATGTGATGCTTACAGCAATTCATCTGGACATAACTGCTAATTATGAAAACCAAAAGCATCATGAAAAAACTATGGGACACTTACAGTAAATTATTCCTTAAATAAAATCTTAGGCGAATATTTTATAATTCATTTTATTTCTTGTGTCCTGAAAGGAGAAGAATATGGATTTTGCAAACGCAATAAAAGAGGAAGGCAAATTCATAAGAACCGAAAATGGCGCAGTTGCGCTGAATACCACAAGTGATGCAAGGCTTGATCTATTCGGAACTATTGGTGCATTAAGAGATGCCGACGAGAATAGAATCACTACATTGTTCTCAGAAGCGTATGCACAGGACAAACTTTTTGCAACAAAGATAATTTTCTATGCAAGAGATATTCGTTGCGGACTTGGAGAAAGAAAAACTTTCCGAACCATTATTCGTTATATGGCGGAACATCATCCAGAATCACTTAGACCGAATCTTGATTTGATTGGAGTGTTTGGAAGATACGATGATCTTTATGAATTGATTGGAACGCCACTGGAAGATGATATGTGGAAGACCATGAAAAATCAGTTCGAGGAAGATCTGAAGAACCTTAATGAGGGCAAAACAATTTCTCTGCTTGCTAAATGGATTAAAACTGCTGATGCAAGTAGCACAGAGACTAGAAAATTAGGAATTCTGACTGCACAGAAGTTAGGATATCCGGTTTACAACTTTAAGAGAATCATTCGCAGTATGAGAAAGCAGATAGGTGTTGTCGAAAGTCTCATGTCTGCCGGTAAGTGGAACGAGATTAAATATCCAGAAGTTCCAAGCCGTGCAATGATGATTTATCGTAGAGCCTTTGCAAAGCATGATCCAGATGGATTCAGCGAATTTATCAATAAAGCTGATAAAAGAGAAGTTAAAATCAACGCTTCAACCTTGTATCCATACGATATCGTAGAGAAAATTCTTTACGAAAAAGAAAACAACAAAGTTCTTGAAGCACAGTGGAAAGCACTTCCAGATTATGTTGAACAGGGAACAAATGCACTGATAATGGCTGATGTATCTGGCTCAATGTATGGAAGACCAATGGCAACATCAATCGGTTTGGCAATATATTTCGCTGAAAGAAATACGGGTGCATATCATAACTTGTTTATGACATTCTCTAGCAATCCACAGATTGTCACATTAAAGGGCGAAACACTTCACCAGAAAATAATCAATGTTGCAAAAGCAAATTGGGGCGGTAGCACAAACCTTAAAGCTGCATTTGAGAAAGTACTCGATATTGCTGAAGAGAACAACGTTTCGCAAGAAGAGATGCCGAAAGCTATAGTTGTTATTTCTGATATGGAAATTGATTACTGTGGAAATAAGGACTGGTCTTTCTATGACAAAATGGCAAGCAAATTCCGAAAAGCCGGATACATCATTCCGAATATTATCTTCTGGAATGTCGACAGCAGACATGATGTGTTCCATGCAGATGCTACAAGAAAAGGTGTGCAGCTTGCAAGTGGTCAGTCGGTAACAGTATTTAAACAGGTTTTACAGAATCTTGGATATAATCCGATTGAGGCTATGGAAAACACAATCAATTCAGAAAGGTACGACTGCATTACAATTGAGAAAATATAAAACATACGGAGCGAACTAGGTGTAGTGTAGTGGTTCGATTCCACTTGTGGGCGTAGCTCTTGCGAATAAGGTTCCCACCGTTTTTTTTGGTTTTTTGACGATACAATAAAATCAGCTTTGGTTAGTTAAGTGGTGCATTGCTGTAATGGTAACAGAGAGACTTGCTAAGTCTTCCAACAGAAATGTTGTCCGTGTTCGAATCACGGATGCACCGTTCCAATGAACTGCAATCATTGGAAGGATTTCATTTTTATCTTACCTTTCTATGAATGGTTTCCAGTACTCCACGTTGGGTGGCTAGTTACGGTTCAAGTCCGTGTACTGGAATTTTTGTTTAGAGAGGTGGATTATGGAAGAAAAAGATTATTGTTGTACATGCAAATGGTATGCACTGGAAGAAGGCGTCTGTTGCAATTATGGTAGTGAATATTGTGCAGATTTCAGATGCTGGGATGACAGTTGTGAATGTTGGGAGGGTGTAAAGAATGAAAATTCATGAAGTGATACGTCTGAGAAATGTATACGGTGGAGAAACGACTCTTAATGACCTTGTAAGTCTAATACAAGGAAATAGAATTCATAGATGCCCGAAATGCGGCGGAAGTGGAACTATTATTGAAAGAGTAAATCGCGCACAATACTGGGAATGTTGCGATGATTATAAAGAAATAAAAGTCACTTGCGACTTATGCAATGGCGAAGGATACGCTGAGAAAAAATACGAACCTAGAATGGTACAGGATGGATGGAAATGCGAATAGCAGGCAAAGAAATCAAAGATGAATGTTCTAAGTGCGGCAAAATCCTTGAATGTGAATTGTTCCGGCAAGGACATGGAATAAAACAGGAACGTGAGAATATAGCAAAGATGATCGAGTGTCAGATGAAACATAGAGAGGAAAGGAGTAAATTATGACATATGATTTATTGAACAGAAGAATGTGTCCGCTATCCGGGATAACTACGACATGGAAATATTTACCAAGATTTGAGGGAGGATGCCATGAGAATTGAAGATTTGAAAAATTGGACAGTAGATCAGCTGAAAGAAGAAGTTGTTCGGTTGGCTGATGAGAGCGAAGCAAAGCAACATGAAATTCTGAACAAAAATAAGAAAATCAATGAGCTTCAGGCTAAACTGGATAATATGCGTGCTTATAATAACGAGTTAAAAAGACAGGTGGACGAAAAGGCAGATACACCATTTTACGACGAATCTATAGAAATCGCAAAATATCACAGGCGGTATGAGTCCGATTGCATTACAATCAATCAGCTTCAGACTGCGTTGGACGTACTTGTTGACCGATATGCAACTCTGAGAAAGATTCATGGGGTGAGTTTATATGGGGGAGAAAAATAATCCTTGTTTTTACATTGGAGAACAGAGCGACAGCTTGCAAGAACTTTCTGAAATAGAAGATATATCAGATAATTCTTCGAAGAATAACGAACATATGCCAGATTTATTTGGACACAAAAATAAATTTAAAGTTGACATTCCTTTCTTTATAAGCCCGTATGACAGAAGAAGACTATATGAATTGGTGTTTGGAATTTACTTAACCAACAATGACCGTAAAATGCACGGAGAACCTATGATACGCAGAATTGCAGGACGAAAAGGAGTGAGAAAGCGTGAAAAACAATATGCGTCTACGTAATATTCCTTGGATAGAAACTGTACCAAAAAAATATTTTTCTCCGTTAATGAACGATATGTGCATTGTTCCGTATTGTAATAATTATCTTAAAATGCATGGAAAGCACAAAATAAGACAGATTGCCGGGAGAAAGAGAAAAAGAAAATTCAATAATCAATTCAGCAAAAACGTAAGAAATAAAATGAGGATTTATCTCAAACGGAAACATAAAGGTATTAAACATAAAAAGAATAGGAGATTAACGTGAGCATCAAATCAGCATTTGAATCTGAGGGGATAGATTTTTCTCAGGTAATGAATCCACCGGAGCCGTGGGACGGACGGGCATTAATAAAGAACATCAATGGCAAGTTGTGGTATTGCTGTCCTTTTTGTGAGAAGAAAGCACTTCTGATTAGCCCAGAGACAAAAATTCGGCATCTTAAATTGAAATGCAAGGGTAGCAACTGCAAGAAAGAGTTTGAGGTGAATGTATGAACACTTGTTATGATTGTGCGTACTCAAAAATTGAAACAAATGGTAGTCGCAGATTTCTTTCTTGTGGGATTTTTACAAAATATTTCCATGTTCCGTTCTCGTTTCCAACACCAGATATATGTGATGTATTTCGAAAACGAAGCGGATTCTCCGCATTAGAAGTATTTACTCCTGAGGAAAAAGAGAAATACTTCGCAATATATCGGAAATTACCTTCGTATAATCCAGATGTAAGTCCAGAAGAATTTTTCAAAGGAATGGACAGCGGATTTTTCGGGATATATCCGAAAAACACTTCGGATATTGTTAAAGCTATTGATTCTATAAAGGTGCCTGATGAAGATGTTATTAAAACAGTTGCCAGCGATGCGGAAGAACTTCAAAAGACTAAACCTGTGGAACTGGACGAACTTTCGGAAGAAACCAAGTTTAGAATTTATAAATTAATTGTAAATGAAATTGGAAAGCATTTTTACAATTGCGAGATGCGTATGTCATATAAAGACTTTATACTTGTTGAGGATTGCATCAGAAAAGTTTTACAAAGAGAACAAGATGAACACAAAACAGATTAAATGTATTTTGACAGGTGGATGCAAGTTCAAAAGTTTGGATACAGAATCGAAATGTAATGATAAAGAAAAGACTTGCACTATTACGGAAACTTGTTACAAATGCGGAAAGAAATATACAGCGGTATTTACTTACAAACAATTAGGTATTCCAGATTGAGGTTAATGTATGAGCAAATATTTTGTAGTAAATTTTCCAATAAAGATTTTTGCTAAAGACAAAAAAGTTGTCGATGCGTTGGCAAATATTGATGTGTACCATGAAAAAGATAAGAGAATTATTTTTGTAGAATTTGTCACACTTTATACTGATTTTCCAAAAGAATGTGTTTTTGAAATAGGATATCTTAAAAAGAAATTCAAATTCTTACATGTTGAGCCACACGTATCTGATTCTGGACTATATAAAATAAAAATTCAATATAAACGAGAAGAAGATATAAAAGAAAAAGATGAGTGGTGGGATTCACTTAGAAGTATTGTGAGGTGAGTAAATGAAAAAGATACCAACATTATTTGAGCGAGAATTTAAAGACCATAAGGTTGTAAAGGTTCTTCCGAAAGTGCATCCGGGCATGGAATGGGTACTTAAAGGAGAAGGTGTTGCAACAGTCAAATACGACGGTTCTTGCTGCGCGATAATTGACGGAGAATATTATAAAAGATATGACTGCAAGAAAGGCAAGATACCACCAGAGGGATTTATTCCTTGTTGCAAACCAGATTCCATTACAGGTCACTGGCCGGGATGGGTAAAGGTTGATGAGAATAATCCGTCTGATAAGTGGTTTTTGAAAGCGTATAGTCCGATAAAAGGAAATGTAACAATTTATCTAGCTAACGGAACATACGAAGCAATAGGAAAATATTTCTGCGGAAATCCGTACAATATGGATTACGATACACTTGTTAAACATGGCGACGAAATCGTTAAAGTTGAAAGAACATTCGAAGGAATCAAGAAATATCTTTCCGAACACAAGATAGAGGGATTAGTTTTCTGGAAAGACGGAAGCCCACAATGTAAAATCAAGCGTTCAGATTTTGGCTTTGAATGGCCAGTAAAGGGGAATTTATGAATCCAGTATTTATATTTCTAGTGATATGCGGAGCAGTGGCAGTATGGTTTCTGCTTTACAAATTATTTCAGCCACTAGGTAAATTATTGAATCACATTGGCAAAAATGCCATTGATGAGTTAAATAAAGATGAAAGTCAAAATAAGGAGGACAAAGAATGAAAAAAGGACTTTTAGGTGGAATTGGATTAGCTGTTGTAATCATTGCAGGACTTATATGCGTTGCAAAGTGTAGTGTAAAGGTTCCAGCCGGTTACATTGCGGTCGAGTACAAAATGAACGGGGGAATCTCCAAGAATGTACTTACGCAGGGGTGGCATTTGATTTCACCTACAGTAAAAACTTCACTGTATTCTGTTGGAATCGAACAGTCTTATCTTACATCTGAAGATAAAGGCGATTCTCCAAAAGATGAAAGTTTCAAGACACCAACGGCAGATGGCAAATCTCTTTTAGTTGATTTGGAATTTTCGTATAAATTCGATCAGAACAGAGTAACTGATGTATTTACTCAGTTTAAAGGTCAATCCGGGGAATCTGTAAAAAACACCTTTATTAAGCCGAAAATGAAAGCATGGACGCAGGAAGTAACTGCGAAGTATCCAGTAACAGATGTTTTCGGTGATAAGCGTCAGGAACTGAATGAAGCACTTGACGAATATCTTAAACGGAAGTTTGAACCATACGGAATCATTATTGATACAGTAAACTTTACTTCTATTTCCACTGATGATGAAACACAAGCTGCAATCCAAAAGAAAGTAAATGCACAGCAAGAGCTTGAATTGGCCAATATTGAAGCTAAAACAGCCAAAGTACAAGCCGATAAAGATAAAGAAGTTGCACTGATTGCTGCTGAACAGGAAAAAGAAAAAGCAGCTATTCAGGCAGAACAAGCCAAAATTGATGCAGAAGGCAAATCTGAAGCTATTAAGATTAAAGCTGAAGCCGAAGCGGAAGCAAATAGAAAAATTGCAGAATCACTTACTCCTGAACTGATTGAAAAACAGAAAATTGATAAATGGAATGGTGAAGTTCCGAAGATTCAGGGAAGTAACACTCCTACCATCGTAGATACAAGAGATATGACAGCCGATGAGAATGCTGAATAATAAATAAATCAGTCAAAGAGCCACATGAGAGCCAGACTAAATCCTAAAAAGAAAGGAGGTCTGGCTCTATTTTTATGCAAAAATTCACAGAAGGCTCGCTTGAATGGTATCGGGCAATTTTAAATCAAATCATTAATGGCGATATGACGGTCTATCAAAACCAGAAAGACTGCCTTGATTTACTTTTAAATATGAATATTGACCTTCCTTTCAAGGATAATCCAGATGCACGGAATATGGCAATGAAAGTCAGTCGATACGCTCATACAACTGCGGCAAGAAACGCGGCACTGACTGGAAGCGGTAATTTTGATGATATTTACTGGCAGTATTTATTGTTGGAAGCCCCATGGGCGTTCGAGAGTTATTTGTTATACATGGAGAAGAATAGACCGGACAGCAAAAAGTTTTATATCCCAAGAAAGAAAACACTCCAAGTAGTCGCTCAAGATTTACAGGATTTGGAAGATAGGATAATTGAATTTTACGGTCTATCGTTACCAAGTCGTGTTGGTAAGAGTACTATGTGCATATTTTTTATGTCGTGGATAATGGGAAGACGACCAAACAGCCACAATGCAATGGGCGGTCACTCTGGAAAACTGGCCAAGGGTTTCTATGGTGAGCTTCTGAATCTCATAAGCACACAAGAATACACTTACAGTGAGATATTTCCAAAATCAAAATTGCAAAAGCAAAGTGCCGATGATTTTGAGATAAATTTGGACAAGCCAGACCGATTCGCCACAATGACTTGTCGCGGTATCGAGGGAACATGGACGGGTGCTGTTGATATTTCGTCTGATGGATATTTGTATGTAGATGACCTTGTTCGAGACAGGCAACATTCTTTAAGCCCTACTCGTTTGGAGAATACCTATCAAGAGTATCTGAACAAAATGGTTGACCGTAAAATTGATGGGGCAAGAGAGTTGATGGTTGGAACAAGATGGAATCTGTACGACCCATTAGGCAAAATTGAAAAACTCAATCGAGATAATCCATTGTATCGGTTCCGTAAGATTCCTGCCTTGAATGACGATGGTGAATCAAACTTTGAATATGATTATGGAGTTGGTTTTTCTACGAAGTATTATGTAGATATGAAAGCCAGACTTGATGCTAACGAATGGGAGGCTAAATATCAACAGAAACCATTCTTGCGTGAAGGAATCATGTTCGCAGAAGATGAACTAAGATATTACAATGGAATTCTTCCAGAGGGCGGATTTGTAAAGAACGTATCTGCTTGTGACGTTGCGTGGGGCGGTGGTGATAGTTTGTCCATGCCGGTTGGTGCGGAATTTGAAAACGGAGATGTATACATTTATGACTGGATTTTTAATACAGGTCCGAAGGAAGTCACACTTCCACTGGTTGTCGGAAGAATTATGGGAAATGAGATCCAATCTATCAATTTCGAAGCTAACAATGGTGGCGATATGTATGCTTATTATGTCAGCGGAAGACTAAAAGAACATGGATATGCTTGTAGCACTACCAGCACAAAAGCTCCATCAAAGCAAGCTAAAAAAGAAAAAATCAATCAGTACTCTGGAGATGTTAAAAGAAGATTCATATTTCTGGCACCTAAATACCAAAACAAGGAATATTCAAAAGCAATGGAACAGTTGACCACTTTTGTGTATATTGGCGACAACGATCACGACGATGCACCAGATGGTGTTACACAACTTATGATAACTCTGACTCAAAAACGATTTGCAGAAGTTACAGCAACTAAGAATTTTATGTGGGGAAGGAGATAGCATGGATATAAAGGAGTATCTGAATCAAATTCAACGATACGAAAAAATTATAAATAACAAACTGGAAGAAATCGAACACTTGAAATTGCTTGCTACTAGCATTAGTGCTTCGACGTATGGCATTGAACGTGTTCAGACTTCTGGAAGCCAAGATAAAATAGGCGATACAATTGCAAAATTGGTGGATGCGCAGCGAGAACTAGCTGACAATGTGGTGGAGCTTATGGAGAAAAAACAGAAACTTATAGATATTATAGAGTCTGTAAAAAATCCCCAGTATTATAATTTTTTGTATAAACGATACGTAGAGGGAAAAAAGCTAACTGTCATTGCAGATGAAATGGAATACAATGAAGAATATATTAAACAATTCCACGGGAAAGCAGTAAATTACGTAAAAGAAATGATTAATTTCAAAAGTTAGCACCTTTTCTTACTGAATATAACTTTCCGATTATGTATAATATATGATGAAAATGTATGAAGCATCGGGTGAAAACTCGGTGCTTTTTTCATGTCTAAAAATAGGAGGTATAGGCAGTGGGAAGAAACAAAAGCAATTTTGTTGACCTATGCCAAGGCGATTTTGGCAGAAAAACTGCCTACACTGGCGTAGCTCAAATTACTACCGAAAATGTTGTTCAAGTTCTATCTGATACGATTGGCACACATAATCGAAATAGAATGATGATTAATTATCTTTATCGGTACTACAAAGGTGACCAACCAATCTTATATCGAGAAAAGCTAGTGAGACCGGAAGTAAATAACAGAGTTGTCGAAAATCACGCTCTGGAAGTTGTCAAGTTTAAGGCAGGACAAATATATGGAGAACCTATTCAATATGTCTGCAAAAAGAAAAAAGCAGATAAAAAGATAAATGAACAGGTCGATCTGCTGAATGATTATCTGGACGAAGCAAATGCGGATGCCCGAAATATTCAGCTTGGAATATACCAGAGTGCCGTAGGAACTGCATACAAAGCAATTCTACGAGAAGACGATTGGACAAAAGACCGTGATTTACCACCATTTAGAATTTTTATTCCGTATCCGGGAGATGTTTATATTGTTTATTCCAGAAACACAGGAAAAGCAATGCTATCTGTTCAAATATTGAAAGATGAAGAGAATCAGCAATATTATCTTTGCTATTCTTCAAATCAATATTTCAAGATAAAGAACGGACAAGTAACCGTCAGCGGCATTAATGGATTTGGCGGAATCCCAATTATCGAGTATCCAAACAACCATGACCGGCTATCTGATGTCGAAATTGCAATTACAGCATTTGATGCGATCAACAAGTATCAGTCGGATAGATTAAACGGTGTTGAACAGTTTGTTCAAGCATTTATGAAATTCAAAAACTGTGAAGTTGACGAGAATGAATTTTTGAAAATGGTCAAGCTAGGAGCAATATCTGTAAAAGATGCTGGAAACGGCGTTCAGTCAGATGTTGACTTGATGACTGCGGAATTAAACCAATCGGAGAGCCAAGTTGCTAAAGACGACATTTACAATAATATGCTGATTGTAGAAGCAATGCCAAACCGCCAGAGCAACACCGGTGGTGATACTGGTAATGCTGTATATTTGCGTAATGGATGGGATTTTGCAGAGCGAGATGCCAAACTTGTTGAAGCATTCACAAAAGAAGCCGAAAAAGCTTCTGTCAGAATTATTCTCAACATCATTCGCAAAACCTCCAATGATGTCAAGATTTCTACCAGAGATTTTGATGTCAAAATCACCAGAAACCCAACAGATAATATGCTTGTTAAAGCACAGGCACTTGATTATCTGTTCAAGAATAAAATTCACCCGCTTATTGCATTGATTACTTGTGGATTATTCAGCGATCCGCAAAAGGTATATGAAATGAGCTTACCATATCTTGGAACTGTTTATCCTGAACTGGCAAACCCAGACGCAGAAATGAAGAAAGCACAAGAATTGATTAAAGATTTTAGTCAGAAATCAATTCAAAATCAATCAGCAACAATTTCTTACACTGGTGAAGAATAGACGATTTTTACATTAATTATTTAAGGAATCTTGGAAAACCGAGATTCCTTTTTTAATACTCAAAAATATTGCAACAGCCCGTGAGCGCAAATCGGGCACAGATCATGTGCGGAGCGAACCGTGTGAACAAAGTGTGTTGGTCTGGAAGAAAGGAGATTTCATGACAAGAGAACAGGCAAAACAGGTACTTATCGGTATGGGAATTGAGGAACCATCTGATGAACAGGTGTCTAAATACCTTGATTCCGTTACAGGAGAAGTAAAGAAAGAAAAAGACAAAAATGCTTCATTACAAGAAAAAGCCAACAAAGCAGCAGACCTTGAAAAAGAATTGGAAGAGCTGAAACAGCAGAATATGACAGACGCTGAGAAAGCAGAACTGGAACGCCAGAAAGAAAAAGCTGCAAACGAGAAAAGAATTTCTGACCTTGAATCCGCACTTGCAACTTCCCAGAGAGAAGCACTGACAGGAAAAATCACTTCCATTTTTGCTAATGCAGGAATGCAAGGTGATGCCTACGCAGGAGCAATCAAAGCATTTTCCAATATGAATAAAGAAGATGCACTCAAAGAAGCACAGACTTTTGTTGATGGAATTTCCGAAGTAAATAAAACAACTCTCGATACTGCAAAAGCTGCATGGGAAAAAGAAGCCCTTGAAAACACGCCTAATCCGGGTGGGGGAGCTGGCAACAGTAACGAGACAAAGAAAAGTGATGCATCTGAATATGCAAAAGCATACTCAGCAAGAATGAACCCAGAAATCAAACCGGCGGACGATAACGCACCGGTAAATATTTAAGAAAAGGAGATTTAGATTATGGCTTTTATGAAAACAGAGCAGTACGAATCCACACCTAATATCCTCGAATCCGAGGTAGGACTGGTACTTAAAACCTATACAGCAGAACAGACAAATGCTGAAACCGTTGGAACTAAGAAGATCATCAAAGCAGGTTCTGTATATCCGACAAATGCAACCGGTGCAAAAGGAATCGTATTTGAAGAGGTTGATATGACAGACGATGTAAAGAGACCAATTTCCGTAATTGTTGCAGGACGTGTTCTTGAAAAGAAACTTCCGGCAGTAGTCGATACTACCGCAAAGACAGAACTTGAAAAAGCGGGAATTGTTTTCGTAACCACTACAGACCCAGAATTTTAAGGAGGTATAACAGATGCCATTTAATGTATTAGAATCAATTACACAGGAAGAAAGACTTAACTTCTCTCAGGATTTCAGTGTTAAAAGACCTGGTATCCTTGATACCATTTTTCCAGATGTTAAAACCCAGTACCTGAAAGCTGAATACTACAGACTTATGGCTGGACAGAGACTGCCAGAAGTGGCATTCGTTCATGCGCTTGATACTGAAGCAGAAATCGGAACAAGACCGGGATTCGAAAAAGTTCTGACTGAAAAACTCTTTATTAAGAGAAAAATCAATCAGTCTGAAAGATTACAGCAGGCAATTGAAAACGGTGTGCCGGATAATGAAGCACTGAAAAACTTTGTATTTGATGATGCAGCTAACCTTTTTGAAGGCGTTGTTGCCAGAGCGAATGTTATGAAAGGACAGTTTCTTTCTACAGGTGCCGTAAAAGTCAAAGAGAACAATGTAGATCTGAATATTGATTACGGCGTACCGACTGGTGCAAAAGTAACACTTGCCAACTGGGCTACACCAGAAGCAGATATCATGGGAGATATCCAAAAGATGGTGTCCGCAGCAGAAGACAATGGTTATGTAGTTAATAAGGCCCTTACATCCCTAAAGATGATTAACTACATGAGAAACAATACTGCTATGCAGACAGCGGTTCTGGGAGCAGCAAACAAACGTCTTCTGACCAAACAGGAACTTGCAAATCTGCTTATGCAGGAATACGGAATCACAATTGATCGTTGCGATGAGAAATTCCGCTTCAGAAAAGCAGATGGTTCTCTTAAAACAGGCAGATACTTCAAAGAAGATGTATTTACTCTGTATGAAGCAGATGCAAACGGTTCTTTCGGTACAGGACTCTGGGGCGTGACACCTGAAGAACTTGAATACAGACAGTTCATTCAGGAAGAAAACCGTTCTTTCGTAACACTGTCCATGTGGGCTACACAGGATCCGGTTGCAGTATGGACAAAAGCGTCCGGTATGTTCGTTCCGGTTGCTCCGAAAGCTAATGGCGGTATCGTTATCGGTACAAAGGGGGAATAACCGGGCATAGTCTCAATGAGAACAGCCGATCACCGTCTGTAGCAAGTGTTAAATTCAAAGAACCAACACATAAATACACAGAAAGTGAGCTGTCTAATATGACTGTACCACAGTTAAGGCAGCTTGCAAGTGATAATGGCTATGCCCTGACCTCAACAAATAAGGCTGGTATCATTTCTGAAATATTAGTTCAGCAAGGGTAGGTGATTTTGGATGAACGAAGAGCTTATAAACGATTTGGTAAACTATCTGACCGATGATACAGAATCACCTGAAATGATTTCTCTTGCCGTAAAACGAGCAATTCGTTCGTTCAAGAATAAGAGAAACTATCCTTCAAGTTATACAGATAAAAAAATAGATAGTGACATGGAAAAATGCTATGATTGCATATTTGATTTAGCCCTCTATTTTCTTGTGAAGCAGGGGGCTGAGTTCCAAGGATCACATTCTGAATCTTCTGTAAATAGAAGTTGGGAATCTGAAACCGAAATTTATATTAATCATGGTGTTTTTCCTTTTGCTGGAAGTTTGAGTTAAAAAAGATGGGATGGAACGCAATGTGTTTTTCCTCCCGGTACATTGCAGGGTTGCTCATTAAAGTAGGGAAAGAGCAAAAATCTTATAGGGAGTGAAAGAAAGGAAAAGCGATGGGATGTGAACATGAGTGCTTTAACAATCACCGCTTCGAAGAAATCGAAAAAAGTATTCATGATATGCAGGAAAAGCAGTCTGAAAGGCACAAAGAATTTTATTCAAGAATTAATAAGCTCGAACAGAAGACCGCCCTGTATAGCAATGACTTAGATCATATTAAAGAAACAGTCGATGAAATGAACAACAATTTAAAAATCCTCATGGCAGTCCCTGGCAAACGTTATGACACTATTATTGTATGCATTATAACGGCAGTCGTGGGAGCAGTTGTAGGATTTATGTTGAGCGGTGTATTTCCTATGTAACAAATTGATTCCACTTGTAAGGGAGGACGGTGGAGTTATATGAATTATGCAGATTTTTCAGAAGATGAAAGAAAATTTTACTTGCAAGAAGCAGGTTTTGATTCACGCGAAGAAAAATTATTTCGATTACGGGCTTATGACGAAAAAACATTATGGGAAGCATCTGAATTAATGGAGTACAGCCCCAGAACCATAGACCGAATCAATAAAAAAATAAAGCAGAAAATTACCAAAGTTGCCCCGATGTACATTCGGGGCTTTTCTTTGCATAATGGCGGAAATGTGGCGAAATAGTGACGTTCAAATACAGTGTTCCTTTCTATATAATATAATCATAGGAGAAAACGTAATGATTATATTAAGAAACCCTTACGAGGGTATATGGGAAAAGCATCGTTCTATAGATGATATGGATATGATTCTTGAATCCCGGACAGGAGGAACAGATTATGGCAGGTTTTCCGTATTATCCGCAACAGCCAATAATGAGCAACCCTTACGGACAAATACAGCCGTATCAAGACAGATTGGCACAGCTACAAAATAGTTATCAGCAAACAATGCCGTATGGACAGGCGCAGATGCAACAGCCCATGCAGCAGATTCCGCAGATTTCCATGTTGCAAGGGCAAATGGTGGATGGAATTGATACTGTAAAAGCAAAGGACGTTGATATGTCCGGCAATCCTGTCTACTATCCCAAAACAGACGGAACAGAAATATACAAAAAGCAATTACAGGCAGACGGAAGAAGCAGGATTTTTGTTTACCAACTTGCAAATCCAGACGAACAGCAGCAACCGAAGCAGGAAGAGAAACAGATTGACATTGAAGCAATGTTTAATCAGCTTCGGAACGATGTTTGTTCTGAGATTTCCGGAATCAAAGATATGTTCCCGACATTTATGTCAGGAACATCGGAAGCTGCAAAACAGCAGAACGGAGGTAAGCAGAGATGAATTTCAACCCAAACGCCATGATGAAAAAGCAACTTGAGAAAATGATTTCTCAGAGGTTCGGAAGTGTGGATAACATGATGAACGATATGAGCAAATTTGCAGGAAATAATCCGACATTGAAAAATGCATTGGATTTATACAAAAAAGGTGATACAGATCAGTTACATCAAATACAGCAAAATGTATTTAATGAAAAACACTTATCACCAGACGGAATTATCCAGAAGTTCCTTGGATTATAACATTTCCCCATAATTGGGTGATTCAAAATCGCTACAATTTGGGACGACAGCCGCGGATGTCTCCTATTGTAAATAAAATTTAAGGAGACTAAAAACATGATGAATGGTTCAAATTACAGTCTTAGTGACATTGCTGCCGCTACAGGCTCTAATAATCGCGCCAATGATATGTGGGGCGGTGATGGCTTTTCACTTATCTGGCTTGTCTTGATCTTTGCTATCTTTGGATGGGGAGGTTTTGGCGGCTGGGGCGGCGGCTTCGGTGGAAATGGTGGAAATGGTGCAGGCTTCCAAGGATGGGCTACACGTGCCGATATCAATGAGGGATTTGCTCTTAATGATATCCAGAATGGTATCAGAGGTATTCAGCAGGGTATCTGCGACAGCACATATGCTCTCAACAATACCATGCAGAGTGGCTTCAACGGCGTGAACGTTGGAATGCTTCAGGGCTTCAATGGTGTTCAACAGGCAATTAACGCTGATACCGTAGCCGGTATGCAGAACACCAACGCTTTACAGTCTCAGTTATCAAATTGTTGCTGCGAAACAAGGGAAGCTATCCAGGGTATCAACTACAACCTGGCAACCAACACTTGTGCTCTTCAAAACACAATGAACAACAATACCAGAGATCTTCTGGAAAACCAGAACAGCAACACAAGAGCAATCCTTGACTTCCTGACTAACGATAAGATTGCAACATTACAGGCAGAGAACTCTGATCTGAAACGTGCTGCATCTCAGGATCGCCAGTCCGCGCTGATTGTAACTGAAATGAATGCACAGACGCAGCGATTAATCAATTCAATCAATCCATCCCCGATTCCTGCATTTCAGGTACCGGCTCCGTATGCATACGCAGGATGCAACGGATATGGAAACGGTTGCTGCTAAGTAACTCACCCTTAGAGGTTGACTAATTCTAAGAGGTGGGTTGCGGCTCACCTCTTATTTTGATTGAGAGGTAAAAATATGAGTTGTAAAAATGTTTGTAAGCTCTGCAACCATCTTGTAATCAGCCAAGCCGTTGCATTTACAGGAGGCAATCTTGTAATCACACTCCCGGCAGGCAGTTATTCCAATGGAGAAAAGTATTGCATTGTGATCGCACAAAGTATACCGGAAGCCACTACAATTACCGCCCCGGTAATGATTCAGATAGGAGCAGGAACAACTTTGTATCCGCTAGAGAATCGTTGCTGCGCACAGGTTACAGCGTGTGGAGTAAGAACCAGAACGAAGTACGCAACAAGAGTAGCTACAAGTGCAACTGGTGGAGTATTCAAGATGTTAGGAAATCCAGCTTGTAGTCCGAGCAACAATTTAACGGCAATTAATGGTACAGCCCCAACGACAGACACACCTGTTACACAGGCTGTTAGAAAGGGGGAACTGTAATGCATAAAGTTGCAATGGAAATGGGAAAATGGGCTATGGAAAAAGCCAAGGCATGTGGCTTCGACAAGCTTAGTCCGCAAGACTGGGACGATTTGAAAGACTGCATGGAATCCGTAAAGTATGCGATTTGTGCAGATAAAGACTACAGAATCGTAGAAGCTATGGACGAATGCGAACAGGAAGAGAAGTATCTTGGACGCATGGGATATGACAGGTATCGTTACGCAAACGGCAGATTTGCCCCGAAAGGCAAAGGAAGTCGCATGGGATATAAACCATATCTGTACATGGAAGATGATGACTGGATGAACGAGTATCTGAACAATCCAGAGTTTGAACGTAATATGTATCGCATGGGTTATCATCCAGACCGTAGTGATATGAGAATGGATGGAATGAACCATAAGCAGTCCAGATATGGTGAAAGCTATGACAGATACAGCGAAAACCGCAGACATTACCATGATTCCAATGATACAGAATCCAAGAGAAAAATGGATGATTCCATGAAAGAGTATACGTCTGACATTATACGTAATCTTACAGAGATGTGGTCAGATGCAGACGCGACTCTTAGACAGTCGATGAAAACCGACTTAACCCGTCTGATACAGCAGATGAATTAACAAATAAGAATTAAATTTTGCCCTTGTTACAGAAATGTAGCAGGGGCTTTTTAGCTGAGAAAAGGATGGTGATAAACCATGCTAAGACAATTTTATATGAACGGGGACTTATGGAAAGTTCGCTTTGTTTCGCCCCATGATAGTGTTCTGATTGACCGTACAGGGCAGAGGACACTTGCGGTATCAGATTATTCTACAATGACAATTTCGATCGCAAATAATCTGTACGGAGAACTTCTGAACCGTGTGTTTATCCATGAATTAGGTCATTGCGTGATGTTCAGCTACGGTCTATTACCAGAACTTCACCGCATGGTCAAGAAACGATACTGGGTGGACGCAGAGGAATGGTGTTGCAATCTTCTAGCTGACTATTCTTGTTTCGTGATTGGCACAGCTAGAGATGCTTTAGGAAACCAGTTCACATATGTATCTCCTGTTGGGGTAGAAAGGATGATAGCTTAATGGCATTTGCAGACAATAATATCATACCAGTACAATTAGATTATAGATTCGTGACAACCCGTAAAATCTGGCAATACGACTACGGTCAGATATTGAGCATCACAGGACAGAATCTTCCAACAGCTACGGAGGTACATTTTAGCCTCGATATAAGAGGTGGAAGCACACTGTCAAGAGTTGGAACAACAATGGATGGCGTGACAACTGTTAAGATTCCAGACGAATTACTGAAAAACAATGGAAAGTCTGGTGATTTTTCCATCTATGCATTCATATATGTGACTGATGAGGAATCCGGCAATACAGAGTACAGAATTACTATTCCGGTATACAGTCGACCAAAGCCAGAGAATCCAAGCGTAGATCCAGCACCGGAACCGAATATTTTCCACGAAACGGTTACTGCGGTCAATAACGCGGCTGATCGGGCAGAAAAAGCAGCGAAAGATACGGAGCAAATACGCGACAATCTGAATCTTGACCTGTCAGAGAAAATCACTCGACCACAGTCCGCAAAGGTTGGACAGGTAATAGCAGTAAAAGAAGTCGGTACAGACGGCAAACCGACAGATTTCGAAGCGAAGGACATGACAGGCGGTGCGTCTACAGAAGAAATCAAAGAAGCTGTCGGTGCGTATATGCAAGAACACCCGTTTGAAGAAACCGACCCAACAGTTCCAGACTGGGCGAAACGACCAGAAAAACCGACATATACTGCGGAAGATGTTGGTGCATTGCCAGATAATACAAAGATTCCAACAAAGACATCTGAGCTAGAAAATGACAGCGGATTTCTTGTTTCTCCCCCAACTCCCGAACCCGGTAAAATCCTCAAAATCAAATCAGTCAACGAAGATGGCACATTCGTCTGTGAGTGGGCGGATGGTGGAAGTAACTTGGATGTGCGGATTAATGGTGAGAGTATTGTGCAGGATGGAGTTGCGGAGATACCGATAGTGGCCAATAATAATGGTTACGGTGTGACGAAAATCGGAGCTACATGGTATACTGCTTTGGGTTTTGCTAATGATGGAACATTGCAAGTACAAAAAGCAACACTAGATCATATAAATACGAGATATCCTCATAATAGTGGTACTATTATGCCGAGTAATTTTGACCATGCCGTCAAAGCCGCCATGTGCGACGGAAAAGGTGCAGCATGGACAGCAGAGGAACAGGCGGCGGCGAGGGAGAGGATGGGGGCGCTTGACACTCAAGATATGATAGACATCACAGAAATAACAATGGATGCCGAAACATTGAAATATGTATTCCCAGCATTTGCAGACTACAGAATATTAGAGATTTCATTTTCGAAAACAAAAAAAGAGATCGCAGGACTTACAGGGAATATTTGTCTTAAGCCTAATTATGCTCATGCTCAATGGATTGTTACCAGTACGTTTGCGGATATGTTTAATATATTCACTTTAGATACGTCTGGAAAATCATGCATCGGGAAAAATGTGCATACAAACAATACACAAATTGTAACAGGCACACAAGGACTCATTGTAGATAAAGAATATTGGAACACAGAGTTTCGGGGATCCCCCTATCTCTTGTTACCAAATACAGAGTGGGCGCAATATTTTGCAGAATGCAATACTGCAATTAAAGTGAGGGGGATTAAGCGATGAAAACAACAGAGTACAAACAAACAGGAACACGTACAGAATCCTACACAGTAACCATCCCAGCCAAGTACGACGAAGAAGGTAACCTCATCGCTGAGGAACATGAAGAAACCCGTACCCGTGAAGTACCTGTAATGGGAATGGTCTACAGGGATATGACACCCGAAGAGATTGCCGAACTGGAGAAGATTCAGACGGAACTCCCAGAAGAACAACCAACTCAGCAAGATCGTATCGAGGCACAGGTTATGTATACGGCACTGATGACTGACACATTACTTGAAGAAAGCGAGGAAGCATGATGTTTGAGAAGATCAAGAGATTTTTCAATCTGAAACTGTACACGGCAAAACAGATCAGACAGTTTTGCGACAAGGGTGTAATCACCCCGGAGCAGTATAAGCAGATTACCGGAGAAGAGTACTAACATGAGTGAGGTATATTATGAGAGGGTTAAAGCGACAGCAACAGATAGTATACTGGTCAAAAGTAACCGAAGCACTTGATGGGATAGATACCGTATCGTCCTACAGTCAGCCACAAAGTTTTAAGTTTTCCGTATCATCCACCGCAGGAACACCAGAGGAAATATCGGCAGGAATTGTGCCGGATTACGACAGGTACATTACTTCATTCAACCGTTCTTTCCATCCGCAAGAGGGAGATGTATTTTGGATTGATACCGTGCCACAGGTTGACACACTGGGAAATCTGGTTCTGGAAGATGGTATTCCTACAACACCGCCAGATTATCGTTTGAAGAAAATCCTTGATACGCAAAGAGGGAATCTGGCTAGATATGGAATTAAAAAGATAGGTGCAGAAGAATGAGCGGACGAGTAATCAAATGCAATCTGAGTCAAAAATCTATTGGAAATGCAATCAAAGAGTTGAAAGCATATCAAAACAGCCTTCGCGATAAAAATGAAGTATTTCTTAAAAGACTTTGCGAATTGGGAATTCCTGTCATAGACGAAAATATTATGTTGGCACAGGGAGATTCTGATAAAAACCACAATACCTACATCAAAATCAACAGGTTCGGAAATTACGCGCAGGCAACTCTTGTGTGCGAGGGTTCTGGGATTTTATTCATAGAATTCGGTGCAGGTATTTCGTACAACACTCCGGCAGGAACAAGCCCCCATCCAAAAGGAGAAGAATTTGGATATACTATTGGTTCTTACGGACAGGGTAAAGGAGAAAATGAATCGTGGGTATATGTCTCTGATTCTGGCGAATGGGTACGTTCTTACGGTACGGAGGCTACAATGCCCGTGTACAAAGCAAGCGTAGAAATTATGCAGAATATCCGTAGAATCGCAAAAGAAGTGTTTTCTGCATAAAAACATAACACCTTTTCTTACTGAATATAACGTCTGTTTTATGTATACTGTAAGATATAAAAGCATCTACCGGAATGGTGGGTGCTTTTTCTATGCTCAAAACAAGGTGGTGACAGAGATGCCAGATGTAGTAAAAAATCCAGTTTCGGATGTATTTGAACGATGGATAACAACTATTGAACCTGTTGTAGGAAAAGGTAACTTTTCTAATGATGAAAGCCAGACGGTAGCTTCAAACAAAAAGGTTTACGCACGTTTGTTCTTGCTTGGAAATCCAACATCACGTGGCAATCTTGAGGGGGATGAGTGCGCGACAACGCCATCTTTCCAATCAGAATCCTATGCGACTGGTTCAAAAGCTTCTTCAAAAGTATATGAAATTGACGATGTCAGTCACAAGGCTATGGTTGGCATGGGGTTCCGTAGGATATACGGGCCCGTAAGACAAAATAATGCTGATAACAGCATAAAACGTGTTGTTAGCAGATATAGCCGGATATATACCGGCACATTACTCTAGGAAAGGAGTGAAAAAACATGGAACAGATTATGAACTATGTGAAACCGGAACTTCTTATTGTCGCGGTTGTACTGTACTTTATCGGAATGGGTATTAAAAAATCCGAAGTCATACCGGACAAATATATCCCGGCAATCCTTGGTGCTTTAGGCATTCTGATTTGTGGAATTTATGTTATTGCTACATGTGCTATATCTGGCGCACAGGAAATCGCAATGGCAATTTTTACCGCAATCACACAGGGAATCCTCGTTGCAGGACTTAGTAATTATGTAAATCAGATCGTAAAGCAGGCAAGCAAAGAAGACTAGAAGGAGGTGATCCTTTTATCTCCTGGTACAGGGTTAAGTATCAGAACCAGAGCCATTAAGGCTCTTTTTTATTGCAATAATTCATAGCCGAAAGGCAGAAAGGAGCCAAAATGGCACGATTAACTACACTTGGTGTGAAATTTTCATATGCCGTTGAAACCGTGAAAGGCACAAAGCCTACCAAATTCACACAGCTGGAAGAAGCCTCTTCCATTGGCGGCATTTCTCTTGAAACAGAACAGATTGACGTTTCTGCACTGGAAGATTATCTGACACAGTATGCAGCTGGTAGACAGGATACTGGTGGTACATGGGAAATTGAATTCATCATGGATCCAGACAAATCTGTTAAACAGATTAAAAAACTGTACGAAGATTCTAAAGCTGCAAAAACTACAGGACTGGCAACCTGGTTCCAGGTGTCATTCCCGGATATGTCCGACGCATTCTTTGTTATTGCAGAATGCGGTCGCGAAATTCCAATGCCAGAAATTGCACAGAACGAAGCAGCAACCATGTCTATTTCTCTTATCATCAATACATATAAGGGACTGGATACCAAAATTGAGCCGACAGCGGCTGCTGAATAAGATGTAAAACAGGGAGGATAATTCATGTTTAGTTTCTCAGTAAATGATAAAACATACAAAGTAAAATTCGGATACGGAGTACTTACTCAGTCGGACATTCTTACACAGGTGTCTTCTATGGGGACAATCAATAATCCGAAAGATATGATTAAAATGCTTCCAGAACTGATTCTGGCAGGACTGCAAAGAAAACACAAAGATGAATTCGGGTATGAAACCGAAGAGGAAAAGAAAGTTGCATATGAAAAAGTATGTGACCTTCTGGACGACTACGAAGATGAATCCACAGAGGAAAATCCTCATAATGGATTTACTCTATTTGAAAAAGCGAGTGAGGAGCTTGAGAAGAATGGTTTTTTATCCGGCATGATAAATGCAATGGAGAAGGCAGAGACGAAACTTCCGAAGACTCCACAGGATCACAAGAAGAAGAGCTGACTTTTTCTGAAGTAGTCCATAAAAAACTACTTCCACTTTATTTGTCTATTGGCGTTTCTGAGGAAAAGTTTTGGGATTCCACACCGTATGATTTAGAACCATACATGGAAGCCTACAAATTAAAGCAAAAAATGGCAGATTCGCAAGCATGGCAGTTCAACATGTACACGATGTGTGCTGTGCAGACTGCGGTTGCAAATGTGCTTATTGGTAAAAAGTCAAAGGCTGAATACCTTAAAGAGCCATTTTCACAAACAGCTGAAAAGCAAAAGCAAGAGGATGAAGAGAATCTTTCTGATGCAGAAAAGAAACGGCAACGTGACAGGTTGCTCATGACATTGCAACTCATGCAAGCAAATTTTGAGTTGAATCATGGTAATAATGACGAGGGCAGGCAGGATTAAAAGTCTTGTCTGCCCTTTATTTTTTTTGATTAAAAGGAGGTGCTTTAATGGCCGATAATACCATAGATACCCTCAATATACAAATAGGCAGTAGCACAACTCAGGCGGTACGGTCTATTAATAACCTTGTAAAAAAATTAGATACATTAAACACTGCCCTTGGAAATCTTGACATAAGCCGGTTAAATAATTTTTCCAATTCTTTAAAAAGTTTAGGTAGCGTGAATTTTAAAACAAATGGATTGAATGCGGCTATAAACGCTATCAATCGTCTTGGAAAATCCGATTTCAGTCAGTTTGATACAGGAAAATTAGGCGAAATTCTTACTGAGATGCAGAAACTTGATGCTATTCCAGACGTTTCTCCGAGCGTTAGCCGGTTCACAACTGCTATAGCTAAACTTGCCGGCACAGGACAGTATATCGGCAATGTATCAAAGGAACTTCCGAATCTTGCGACAGGTTTAAATAATACGGCTGCTAAATTAAGCTCTATGAGCGAGGTATCAGCATCCACCAATGCTTTTATTACTTCTCTTGGAAAATTAGCTAGTGCAGGAGATAAAACTGGAAAGACTGCAAGCCAATTATCAACTCTTGCACAAGAGGTTTTGAAGTTTTTTGACGCAATGAAAAGCGCACCAGATATCAGTTCAAGCACAATAAGAATGACAGAAGCTCTTGCAGTATTAGCATCGTCTGGAAGCAAAGTAGGGCGTGCCACAAATAGCGTTTCGAATTCATTCAACACGCTTTCTTCGTTAGGTTCAAAAGCAAGTACTGTAATCCATGGGCTGACAAATGCTTTTCAAAAATTTGCTTCAAAAGCTATTTCTTTAGGTGGAAAAGCTATATCTGCAATCGCAGGTATTGGAAATGCATCTTCTGAAGCTGGCGAAAAAATAAGAAGATTGTCAAATCCTCTGAGTTCGGTAACGAATAAGTTGAGCGCTCTTTACGCCAAAGGTTTCCTCGCAAAAAGAGCATTAGATGTTCTGACATCGCCAGTAGAATCCGCAATGAACTATGTAGAGACCCTGAATTACTTCAACTCTGCATTCAATCAGGTGGCAGAAGGAATCGACACTGACGAATGGAAGAAAAGTGGTATAAAATCTGCTGAAGCATATGCAAATTCATTCCAAGAAAGAGCAAAACAGCTTTCACAGAAACTGACAGGATTCGAAATTTCAGATACTGGCGAATTGGCTAGAACCAATACCGTCAGTCTTGGACTTGATCCTGAAAAGACTATGCAGTATCAGGCAACATTTGCGCAGATGGCATCATCTATGGGCGATACATCAGAGACTGCATTAAAATTGTCTAATGTACTCACTATGATTGGTGCAGACCTTGCATCTGTAAGAAATATGGACTTTGAAGATGTATGGCAGGACATGGCATCTGGCTTGACTGGCATGAGCCGCGCTATGGATAAGTACGGCATTAATATCCGTAATGCCAACATGCAGCAGGAACTGTATAATCTTGGAATTAATACCAGCATATCGAATTTGTCTCAGGCAGATAAAACGATTCTGAGAACGATTATCTTGCTGAACAACTCTAAGTATGCGTGGGCTGATTTATCAAACACGATCAATCAACCGGCAAATCAAATTCGTATGTTGCAAGCTAACTTTGCATCCCTTGGTAGAACAATAGGTTCCTTGTTCATTCCTATACTGCAAACAGTACTTCCATATATCAATGCAATCGTAATCGCATTACAAAGAATGTTTGCTTATATTGCAAAATTGCTTGGAATCAAACTGTCAAACTTTGTATCATCTACTGGTGGTATTTCTGTAGATACCGGAGATATTGCAGATAATATGGATAATGCCAGTGGTGCAATTGACAATGCCAATACCAGTGCAAAAAAACTCGAAAAAACATTGTCAGTCCTTGCGTTTGATCAACTGAATCAGCTTAATGACAATTCTGATTCTGGTAGTACAAGTAATCCATCTTCTGGCTCTGGCGGTGGCGCATCACATCTTCCGGCGCTTGATGCTGCTTTAGATGATGCTTTATCTGCATATCAAAAAGCATGGGACGAAGCTTTTAAAAAGATGTCCAATAGGGCAAATGAAATGGCAGATGCCATTGTAAATGCCTTTAAGAGAAAAGACTGGAAAGGTCTTGGAAAAATCATGGCTGATGGCATCAACTGGGGGATGCAAAAGCTTTATGATTTCATTAACTGGAATAATGTAGGCCCTTACATCACTAAATTCACCAGTGCGTTCACCCAGACTTTCAACAGCCTTGTTGATAATATCAACTGGGATTTGATGGGACGTACCGTTGGAGCTGGTATTAATACAATAGTTAATACAGCCAATCAGTTACTTGAGGGAACGAATTTCAAAAACCTTGGTAAGAAATTTGCAGAAGGTATTACAGGCTTAGTTCGTGAAGTTGATTGGACTAATTTTGGAAACATGCTTGGAAACAATTTTATGAAAGCATGGGATGTGCTTACGGGATTTGTCGAAAACCTTCCATATAGTGAAATTGGTCAGTCTGTAGCAACTGGATTAAATGGAATCTTTGAGAAAGTAGATTTTGGAGAAATAGCACATGCGCTTGCAACAGGTTTAAACGGAGCTTTTGATTCGTTAGATGCATTTACAGAAACATTCGACTGGAATGAACTGGTTGATAATATTACAAATGGTATTGTGACATTCATGCAGGAATTTGACTGGAAAGAGAATGGACAGAAACTTGAAAATTTTATCAATCATCTCTTAACATCATTAATTGACATCGCAGAAGGTGTTGATTGGGAAGCGTTTGGACACAATGTAGGCGTATTCCTCAGTGAAATTGACTGGGGAAAACATCTTGCACAGTTACTTACGGTTATCGGAGACGTTCTTGGTGGAATCTGGGAAGGACTTGGAACAACATCTGCTGGCACATTTGTTCAGGCAATGGCTGTTTTTGCTATTGGTGACAAATTAATGCCACTCGTTGACACCATTACCAAATTCTTTACAGGCGATACTGTTTTTGGAAATCTTTCTAAAGCTGTACAAGGTATGCTGAGTCCCGCAATCACAGAAGCTGTAGCGACAACTATTCCAGCTCTTGGTACTTCCTTGGGTGCGCTTGTTGCAACCGGTGGTGGAATTGCTCTTGCAGTAGGTGGTGCAGTATTACTTACCAAGAAATTAGCAGGACTTTTTGAGACCATGCAAGGTGGTAATGGAATGACTACACAGTATGGTGGTTATCTCCATGATTACGCAACACAGCTGACTGATGTAGCGAATCTTACAAACGATCAATCGGAAGCGTTGTGGCAGTTGATTGAAAAGGATGAAGAACTTGGAAAAACTCACGATGAAATGTACTCTGATATGGTTGAAAAGCTTAAAGAATACGGAGTGTCCACAGATCAGGCAAAAACCGCTCTTGAGCAGTATGGCGCACAGGCAGGTGTATCGGCTGAATTTGTTGAAGGCATGACCGATCAAATTTCTGCTCTTGGAGAAGGTGTGTCTGAAGCTGCAAGTAAATTTGATACATCAAAAATAAGTGTCGATAATTTGAAAGATACTCTGTACGCATTGAGCCTTTCTTCTACAGAATTCGGAGGTAATTATACGACGGCATGGAATGCAATAAGCGAAGTACCTTATAGCAACACAAAAGATGCATTAGACGCGGTCTACACTTCTCTCAAAAACGCAGGTGTTCCACTTGACGAACTTGATAAGAAGTTAAGAGAAGATTTTCCAGAAGCAACTGTAGCTACTAAATCAGCAGTAGACAAGAATATTGTTGGAGCGCAGCAGACTATTTCAACATCAGTTGGACAAGCATCTAAAGATACAAAGACAGCCACAAATGAAATGGCGAAAAATGCCACAGATGATTTCTCGGAAATTCAGAAACAAGCCGATACTTACATGAAAGGCATGGAAAGCACAACTACTAGCTCATGGGGCAATTCTTCCAGAGAAGCCACATTGAAAGCCAGGGAAATGAAGAATGCCGTAAGTACAGAACTTGGGAACATGGATAAATCCGTAACAAGTCATTTCCAAAGTCAGTACAACATTGCTTATAAGAAATGGGAGAATATCGGAAGAGATATTTCTTCCTACATTTCAAAGGACATGAACAACAAAATTGGCAGTTCCTTGAACAGTGTTGTAGATACAATCAAGAGCAAGTTTGCCGGGTTGTATAATGTCGGCAAAAATGCAATGCAAGAACTGTCAAACGGCATGAAATCTGTCCATATCAGTACACCGCATATGTGGATGAACATGAACGCTTCCACAAGCGGAAACCACTATTCCTACAACTGGGATTCTGGTGTAAACTGGTACAAGAGAGGCGGTCTGTTTGATTCCGCATCTGTTATCGGTGTCGGTGAAGCCGGAAAAGAAGCTGTATTACCGCTTGAAAACCAAAAGGCTATGAAGGATATAGCCGACAGCATTATGTCTGGCTATGACGGCAATATGGGGCTCAGCAAGGAAGACATTATGGAAGCTGTCGAGCGTGGTGTAGTTACTGCTTTGATGAACAATGGTGGCTTTGGCGTTTCTTCGCCGGAGTACATTATGAACAGCATCAAAGTGAACGAGCGTGAACTGGCACGAATCGTCACAAAAGCTCAGAACAACACAGATTACCGCATGAATCCGTCACCTGTGTATTGATTTTACGGTATGGATGTGGTAATATAATAAATGCATAAACGTTAAGAAAAGAGCACACTAAAGATGAAACGAGGGAAAAACCTCACGATTCTTTGGTGTGCTCTTTTTTGTTTGGTAAAACCAACAGGCTAACCCGACGGGGGACAAGTGCAATTCCATGATGCACCTGCCTGTTGTTTTTATAAATCATGGATCTGTGGCTACAAGGCAGTCACACATTAACGACATGGAGGTTATCTATATGAACGGTCGAAAATTAGTTTCCCCAAGACAATTAAAATTTGCCAGAGCAATTGCTGATGCGCTGAATATTGAAGCAGCTTTTAGTGAAAGCGATAGTTATTATGATGTCAGTGAATTTATCAGAGAACACGAAGAGGAATATAAAAAATGCAATTGGAAAAAAGCGAGTGTTCGTCAAATTGATTATGCTAATGCAATTTCACGGGCTTGTTATGGATACAAAAGATTTGATGAGAATAGTCGATATGGTGATGTATCTGACTTTATATCAAAAAATAAAGACGCATATGCACGGATATTATGGAGAGAATCCATTATAGAAAAGAACAATGAAGATGTCGTTGAATGTAGTAAAGATTTTCCGATAGAATCAATGCTGTTTTTGTGTGATAATTTGTATAAAGTTCATGGCATATACGCTTTTATTGGCGAAGACAATACCATTTTATATATTGGAAAATCAATTGATTTATCGCAAAGAATCACGTCATCTTATAGGGAACGAAAAAACTCAGCAAAAATTACCCGAGTAATGTTTTATACAGTGAACAATATTGCAGATACAAACATTTTGGAAATATTACTTATCGCTGAAAATAATCCGGTTCTTAATGAAGATTGCAAAACAGAAGATTCTCCCGAACTGTTTCATAGTGGAATAGATATACTTCGAGATTTCAGTGAAATTCCACTTAATAATTCAGAAAGGGAGGCAGTGTGATTATGGCAGTATTTAGAGTACACAAAACAAAGAATTACACGCTGATGAGTAATCATCATCTTAGAGATAAGGATTTGAGTTTAAAAGCAAAAGGGCTTTTATCTGTAATGTTTTCATTACCGGATTCTTGGAACTATTCTATTCCCGGGTTATGTGCAATTTTAAAGGAAAATGAAACGGCAGTGAAATCAACCATAAAAGAGTTAAAAGCAACGGGGTATCTTATTGTGGATAAGAAAAAGCCTTGCAAAGAAGAGGGACGATCTAAGTTTGAGTACATTTATAACATTTACGAAACTCCGCATGAGGTATCTGACAATAACAATAATCAAGAGGCTTTTTTTCAAGGTATAGAAACCCTAGCCCTAGAAGTCCCAGAGGTAGAACATCACCCCCATAATAAAAGAACTGATATATCAACTACTGATAAATCAATTACTGATACAGATAAAGACTGTACTTTATCAAGTACAGAGAAAAAGACTTTACCATCGTCTGGTAAAGGAGTAAAGACTTCTGCTCTTAATAATAATATAAATATTAATAATATACCACCTAGAACGAAAGAGCAGAAGCAGGAACGGTACGCACATGCGAAAAAGAATCGCTCTGTCGATTACAAAGACGAAGAACTACCGACAATCCTGCACAATGGATTTAATTCTCTGTACGGGGATAAAGAAAATATTTTGCAAGACCATGACATCTGCCTGACTATGGCATTAGTCAGCAACTTCTTTGAAAAATTCAAACAGTATCGGGGAGAGCGACACCCGATGGTTTATGCCAATGATCTTGACCAGTTCCTGAGTATGATTCGAAATGCTGACTTGGATATGGTAAAAGACGGAATAGTCGAAGAAGACGAGGAGCCGCAATATTATCTGGACATGATGGACGAATATTTCGGCTCTGACATTGGGAAAAACAACAATATGGACTGCGATTATCATATCTGGCTGTTCTTCACGGAGAAGACACAGAACATTTTGTATAACCGCGTGAAACAGAAACGGGAGGAATGAAAATATGCCAATAGACAGACCATTGTTTGAACCGGGGGACATAGTAAAACATTTCAAGAGAGAAACCGTCAGTGATTTGCGGAGCAATGATTACCTGTATAAGATTGTCGGCGAAGCAAAACATACAGAGACAGACGAACCGCTGATAATTTACCGTGCTTTGTATGGAGAAAGAAAACTATATGCCAGACCACAAAAAATGTTTTACAGTTTGGTTGATAAAGAAAAATATCCAGATATTTCACAGAAATACAGATTTGAAAAATATGAAGGGCAGATCTTCATTGAATAAAACGAGCCAAAATCTATTTGAAACACCATAGGTGATAATTTCCTCACGCAAACGATTCAAATTGATTTTAGCCGAAAATATTACAGTAATTAATTAGAAAGCGAGAAAGAAATGAGCAGACTTGGAAAAGAAATGCCGGCAGAGTATTCAGACAGATTTGATGAACTGAGACAAAACCGAGTAGAAGTCAGTTTTTACAAATATGGCACTGCAAAAGATAATTTCGGTGAGAAATTGGTAAACGCCATAGAATCTCATGATATGTGCATTAAAAAATATAAAAAAACCGGCAACACTGAGTATCTTTGCGATGCTGCGAATTATTTGATGTTCGAATTTATGTATCCATCAATCAAAGGTGCGTATTTCAAAGCAACCGACAGTGGAGAAAGTGCCGGAGTAGCTGGATCACCAATTAATCAGTTAAAGGAGAAGTGGTAAAATGAAAAAAATCAAAAATGTGCTACTTGCAATTTTGTGTTTGTTCCTCGTTACGGGGGCTACAGGATGTGCCCTGTTGGACGATACGCTCAATGATATCAAAGGCGATCTTGCTGGAAATGGATATACCATCCGCACATATGACAACTATGGTGAAAAGGTCATGACTACAGTCGGGGACAAAATCAACGTAAAAGGAAATCCGGTCGAAACCACATCATACGACAGTGACGGTTCTGTGATTACTGGACATGAAATGTCGTCTGTAATTACCATCAACATTGACGGAAAAGAAATTCAGAGCTGCGGAGACACCTGTATATTCGAGCAAGACGGATTGGAACCGGATGTAGATTTTGAACAGACAGATATTTACAGTCAATCCACCGGAAAGATTGATGAAAATACATATATTGCCGGAATCGTAAATCAATATAAAAATTATTTTGGAAAATCCCGAGTGGTAGTTATTAAATCGCAACTCGGACAACCTATCACAGCATATTCTGGTGACGAGGTGTATTGGAAGATTCCGAAGAAATTACCTAAAATGACAAAACTTATGATCGACGGGAAAGCCCTTTATATTCACAGGGCAAACTTCCAGATCATTGACACTGCGTTATTGAATTAATAAGAGGTATATAGAAATGCAGACTAATTATATTGAACTTGGAAGAAGTCGTTTTTTCAGGAACAAACAATTTGCCTACATAGACACAATGGGATTTCTTGCTGATCGGATTTTTATAGAGAATAAAGTCCGAGTAAAATTCTGCGGGGACTACAAACACAGAGAGAAAAATTATGTTGTCGTAATCTGCAAAGTAAAGGAAAAAGATGTACCTATGTTTTTGCAGGCACTGAAAGAATTAAAGAATCGGGCAATTCTTATGGGAAATACGGATTATGAGACATTTTGCAAAGAACAAATCCGTTTAATGCAAAGCAAAATATAACTTTTTCTTACTGAATCTCACCTTGTATATGTGATAGAATAAAGAATCATAAAGCGTCTATCAGAACGATAGGCGCTATTTTCGTGTAATTAAGCATCTTCTTTCGGGAAGGTGCTTTTTTCTTTTATGAGGTGTTATATGGCAGAAATATTTTTAAAAGTAAACGGTGTCTCGATGCCTTGCCCGTCTTCCTACACATGGGGATTACAGGACGTATCAGCGGCAAAATCAGGAAGATCTGATGACTCTGTCATGCATAAAAACAGGGTAGCGCAAAAAAGGAAATTAGCTTTGCAGTGGAACGGTAAAGATTGGGCTACTACAGCTAAGATTCTCCAAGCGTTCAATCCCGAGTACATCCAAATTACATATCCAGATATGATGTCTGGAAAATACGAAACCAGAACGTTCTATGTCGGTGACAGGAGTGCGCCTGTTAAATGGTGGTGGCTTGGAAACCAGAGAACAGAGTCTATCAGCTTTGATGTGATTGAGAGGTAATGCATGAGAAAATTATCTGACAGATGGAAAGAAAAAGTTAAGAACGGAATGGACGTGCAGTACCTCAAGTATGTAGATATCACACTTACAGACGGAACTGTACTCAATATGACCAGTGCTGATTTGTGGCAAAACGGATTAAGCTTCGAAGATTCCGTGTCTAGTGATAGCAGTTTCGACATTGGCTCTGCAATCGTTAATGTATTGGATTTAAGTATTAATAACTTTAATGGCGAATACTCTGGTTATGATTTTGAAGGCGCAGAAGTAGTTACATATGTTGGATTAGAACTGGACAATGAAACTACTGAGAAAATCCGCATTTGTACAATGACAGTTGTTGAACAGCCGGAAGATGAAACAGTAACCATCGACCTGACGTGCGAAGATAACATGCGGAAATTTGATCGTAATTATTCTGACAGTAAGCTGAAATATCCGGCAACCAGAGGGCAAATTATCAGGGATGCCTGCGAAGTATGTGGAGTAACCTTGCAGACAACGTCTTTTGACAGAGATGATTATATTGTACAGATACGTCCTGACAATGAGGCTTTGACGTTCCGACAGGTATTACAATGGGTAGCTCAGATCGGATGCCAGTGGTTAAGATGTGATGAATATGGCAGACTTTGCGTAAAGTGGTACGATACAGAAAAAACAGGTGCACAGGAAATTGACACGACCTACGGGTTTACGCCACAGCACACCGATGTTGTAATTACAGGTATTCAAGTAACTGAATACAGTGATTCTTCAAATGAAGAACCAGAAAGCTATATGGTTGGTACGCAGGGATATGTACTAGCTATTTCTGATAACAAATTAATCAGAAAAGGCGATGGACAAACGATTGCTTCGATGATTGCCGAGAAATGCGTTGGAATGATATTTAGACCATTTGAATCTCAATGTCCTACAGATGTAGCCTTGGAAGCCGGAGATGCAATCACAATAGAAGATCGAAATGGAAATCTGTATAACACCTACCTCACGACTACCACTTTGCAACCGGGAGCTGGACAAAAGATTGCCTGCAATGCAAAAAGCGCAGCCAAAAACAGCACTGTGCGGTACGGACAACTTACTCAGGTGTATGTTGAAGCTCGAAAACTTGTCAAAAAAGAACAGACTGCAAGAGAACGTGCTATACAAAATCTTGAAGAATCTCTGTCTATTGGAAGCGGACTGTTTGCAACTTATGTGAAACAGGAAGACGGAAGTACAATTTCGTATTTCCATGACAAGGCAAAGCTCGAAGATTCTACGAATGTAATCAAGATCACGTCAGAAGCGGTAGGCGTGTCAAACGATGGCGGTAAAACATATCCGTTTGGTTTCCAATTAACCGGAACCATGATAGCAAAATTGTTATACGCAGAGGGAATTAATGCGGATTTTATCAACGCCGGTGCGCTTACTATTAAGGACGGGCAAGAAAATATAATCTTTTCCGTTAACATGGACACAAATTCTGTGTACATCAACCCGGAATATCTGATAATTGGAGACGTGAGCCTGTCTGACAAAATTAAAGAATTGGATGAAAATGTTGCCGCAGCTAAAAACATGACCATGACACTTTCAAATGAGTATCAGGCGATTTCTACTGATGAGAACGGAAACATTCCTGGAGAGTTTCCACAGGTGCAGACCACCGCACAGGTAATGTACGGAACGATAGACGTAACGGACGATTGCAGTTATACGATCACGGAATCTGAAAATGTGACCGGAATCTGGGATAAACCTACGCACACTTATACTGTTAGCGAAGTTACGGCAGACAATGTATGGGTTGACATCAAAGCAGTGTATCTGAATGCTCTCACCATAACCAAAAGATTCAGCGTATCTAAGCAGAAATCTGGTACTCCCGGAAGAACTTACGTGTTGGAATCATCTACTACAATTCTGAAGAAAGAAAGTGAAAACAGCATAACACCAAATGTTGTGATATTTAGCGCGTACTACCGTGATGGCAAGAACACAGGTAGAACAAATTATGCCGGAAGATTTGTTATTGAGGAAACGTCCGATGGAAAGACATGGGAGACAGCTTATTCGAGTGTAGCAGATGAGACCAGTGTTAACTACTATGCAGATTACATTTTTGCGGATTCTGATGGAGCATTGGTTGCAGACAGCGACGGTTCACTGATTGGTGCCCGTTCAAAAGATATCGTAGGATTACGGTGCAGCTTGTACGCATCGGGTGGAACCACGAATCTGATTGACACAGTCAAACTTGATGTTATCACAGAAGTCACGGCTCTGACACAGGAAGATATTTTGAAGCTTCTAACCAATGATGGAGAATGGAAAGGCGTTTACAGGGGCACGGATGGGGAACTGTACATTTCGTTCAGCGCCGCAATGGGCGGTTTGTTGAAGCTGGGAGGAAAAAACAATGGAAATGGTGTTTTGCATATTTACGATACCTACGGCAGGGTCAAAGCAACATTAAATTACAATGGACTTGTTGTCTATGATACACCATTAAATCCTGACACTACAACATCACAAAAATACTCGGGACTTCTTTTTAATGGAGCATCAATCAAACCAGTAGATGGAACAACAAATTTAACTGATGACGACGAGATTATTGAAATTGATACCGACGGAATATTTTATGGTAGGTATGTAAGTGACGATGGAAGTCCTATCTTTGACGCAGAATTTAGTATCTTATATGCATATAAATTTGATTGCAATGATTTTTCTTGCAACGGTGGAAATGCAAAACTCGAAAGTGTTAAAACTGATTCTGCGGAAATCAAAGATGCAACGATTACAAATGCCGTAATCACTAATCTAAAAAATGTAGTAATTACAAATTCAAGACTTGAAGGAGATGTTATAGGAAGTATTTCAGGCACAGCATCTCTTAAAAGTTTGAAATTAACAAATCTCCAATCTGCCACAGATGGTGCAGCGTTAATTGTCAGTTCTTCGGGAATGGTATTTAAGCGATCATCCTCATCCAAACGTTACAAGGATATCGGTGGATCCATAATTCCATCCGAAATCGAAGAATGGTACAAAATAGAACCAGTCTGGGCGAAATACAAAGACGGTTATCTTACGGAAGGCGACGAAAACGAGGGACGCTATCTGCCTATGTTCATTGCGGAGGATGTAGAAGAACATTTTCCACAGGCAGCTACACATGCGAACAATCAGATAGAAGACTGGAACTACCGTATGATGATCCCGGCAATGTTTGCAATGATTAAACAGCAAAAATCCGAAATAGACAACCTAAAAGAGGGTATCAAAGAACTGAGAAAAATTATAAAAGAAATGAGAGGTGAATAATATGGCAGATGCATTAAATGTAAAGAAAATCAGCGCATTCACTAACAACACGGCACCGGCAGATACAGATTTTTTCTTGACAGCTACGGGAAATGTGGCAAAGAAAACAACAGTTGCGCAGGTAAAAGGGCTTTTCGGTGTATCTTCTGGATTGAAATTATTGGCAGCCACAATGGTCAAATTTAAAGTTGCATCTACTGCAAGCGGAGCATCTACAGGAACCATAACCACAGCATTTAACGTTGCCGATGGAGCAACTGTATTCGTTCCGGTGTATCTGGCAAGTGGATGGCTTACACCTGCAAGCTGTTCGGCTGTTGCTGGCAAACTCAATGTAAGTTTCGTCAATGCCACAACCGCAGCACATAGTACCGATGCAACATTTCTTGTCTTGCAGTTCAGTGAATTTTAAGAAGGAGTGATGATATTATGGCAGAAATCAAAGGTATTGACGTATCATCTTTTCAAGGGAAACCTGATTGGACGAAAGTTAAAAATTCTGGAATCAAGTTTGCGATATTGAGAATTCATCAGAAATCTGGAATTGATACGTCTTTTGAGCATAACTACAAAGGCTGTAAATCCAATGGAATTCTTATCGGTGGGTACAAATACAGTTATGCTTTAACACCGGCACAGGCGATTGACGAAGCTGAGGACGTACTTTCCGTTCTTGGTGGTCGTGGACTTGATTTTCCAGTATTCTATGACCTTGAATGGAGTCAGCAGAGAAGCCTTGGAAAACAGGCTATCGAGAATATTGCAGTAGCATTTCTGACCAGAATTAAAAAAGCCGGTTATAAAGTTGGCATTTATTGCAATCTTGATTGGTACAATAACGTTCTGTCAGATGCTTTGAAGCAGTATGATTGTTGGATTGCTCGTTATCCGGCTAACGACAACGGTTCTGTACAGGAAAGATTACGCCCATCTGTTGGTGTAGGCTGGCAGTATTCCAGTAAGGGAAAAGTCTCAGGGATTAATGGAAATGTAGATATGAACGTGTTCTACAAAGATTATAGAGATTCTGACCAGAAAGGAGAGACAATAGTGAGTAAAACAAAATTACAAAAATTCACAGAACTCGGTGATTATTATGCAAACAATGGCGGCAATAAACCATATCTGGAAAAACGCACAAACGCTTATCTTGACGATTTCCAGAAAAATGCCGGATACAATAACTACACCAAATTTGCCCGTGATGTAGATAATTGGGGACAGCCGGGATGTCAGGGACAGCCATGGTGCGCAGAGTTCCAGTTCTGGAAGTTGGCGAAAGTCTTAGGTATTACAAAAGCATTGCAGATCATGGGTGGTGGATTCTACAACTGCAAGAGTGTTACAAACCACGCTAAATCCAATGGAACATGGCACAAATCACCAAAAGTAGGGGCTTTGATTATTTTTAGAAATGGTTCCCATATAGGCTCTGTTCGTAGTTTTAACAGTAATACGGTATATACCAATGAAGGAAATACTTCCAGTGCAGCGGGCGTGATTGCAAACGGCGGATCCTGCCGAAATAAACGTTATCTTCGCAGTGATCCGGTAATCGACGGCTATATCTGGATTACATGGGGAGATGAGAAAACTTCTACAGAGACATGGAAAGCAACCGGCACAGCCATATCCACGGTTGACGACCTGTACATCCGCGAGACACCAAACGGATATGTTCTCGGACAGATCAACAAGGGAAATCGCGTAGAAATTAACGGTGAGAAATCCGGTATGTGGACGAAAGTTAAAGTTGTCGGAATCGGCATTGGATGGGCGGCAACTAAGTATTTGCAAGTTGACGGAGCTGAAAACAAACCGACTACAATCACCAACAAGCAGAACAAGACGCAGCGTCTCTTTGTCGGAAAAGTATCTGCGGCATCTACGGTTGTACGCACGTGGGCCGGTGGCAACTATCCGTCTATTAAGAAATGGCCTAAGCTTGTGAGAGGCAACCTTGTTGACGTGATGAATTTCACTCAGAAAGCAACAAACGGTGCTTCATGGCACTATGTCCGCATTGCAGGCAAGTACTACGGATTTGTGGCTGCAAAAGATATTTGCAAAGTGTAACAAGTGTGATATAATAAATATACCATAATTCAACTCCTTCCCAGAGTTTAAGCATGGACTCAAAAAAAGAGATGGTCTGTTTCTTCCTTGACAGACCATCTCTTTTGCTTCACTTAATAATGTATTCCCAATATTGATTTTTAATATCCGCATATCCGTTCTTACGAATCAACACTTTATCCCCGGAGAACATCGTAAAATCAGAATCCAGCTTTTGCACATAATCCATGTTTACAACAAATGACTTATGGCAACGCAAAAACCGTTTATCAAGGTAAGGCTCAACCGACTTTAAAGTTGCATACATACTGTGCATAATCCCGTTCGTGCAATGAACAAAAACTTGCTTATCCCGTGCTTCGAGGTACTCGATTTTGTTCAATGGAATCCTTATAATGCAATCTCTGTGTCTGATTGTGAGCATCTTGTGTTTCATATCACTCAAGGTATTGTCAATCATAGAAAACATTCTTCCGTGTTCATTTCCCTTGATGATATAATGCGTAAATTCAACATCCAACGCATCAAAAACAAAATCCTTGTGAGCTGTCCAGAAAGCAATTTTGCCCTTATATCCACACTCTCGGAGTTCTTTGGCAATATCCACGCCATTTTCGTTTTTAAGTATTACATCCAAGACAATCATATCAAACCATTTTCCGTCCTTAACATCATCTATCAAGGGTTCCCCACTGAAATAACCGTCTATCGTATAATTCCGGTCACCGTTTTGCTTCAAAAACGGTTCAATCCGATGCTTAAAATACTCAACCTGTAGTTCACAATCGTCACAAATAGCAATTTTCATAGTAATCACCTTCCGTTTATCGCCTACGCTTCAACTTTCATCAGATTATCCTCATCTAATCAATTAATTATGGTAATATAGTAGCACTGAAACGGAAATGTGTAAATAGTTTAGCAGAAGTTCGAAAAAAATCGACATCTTAATACGTTGGTACAGCCTGCCAGATTACTCTGGGGAGGAGATGTGATCGTGAATGCAGGTTTTGCCATAAAAAGAGCCGGGGAGTAAAATCCTCGGCTCGTTGCTGTTTATCCTTTGAAAATACGACCGCAACTTTTACATTGGTATTTTGTGGAGAACAATCCTTTACTAACGATCTGAACATTAGCACTACGACAAGTAAGAGCAGGGCATTTTATCTTTTGAGTCACTTTATCTATTTTCTTTCTTTTCCTCATTTAACATCCCTCACGTTTTCGATATATTTTGGCATAAACCACGCTGAATTGTGACCGCTCCAATAGTCGATACCATAATCAATAATTTCCCCATAAAGTGTCAAGTAAGTCCCTGGAACATAGTCTGTATTTTTGAAATCATAATCATTGGAGTATAGAATACCCACGTCATTGCCGCTTCCGTAGCTGTCGGTATCTTTTGAATAAATGCCAACAAGACTGCAATTACTGCTAAGATTATACTTTTCAGTCTTGTCGGAGATCATTAAATCATAAGGGTCTATTGTTGCAGTGCCTTCAACGTAAAGATCTATTTTGACAAACTGACCTTCCAGACTTTTCTTTGAGAAAGTAATATCTTCATACCACATTTCGGTACATTTTTTCTTGTATTCTTCCTCTGATAAAGAATTCATGTCTGTTTCTTCTTGAGTCATTTCAGCGTCTGCATAGACTTCTATGGGGCAAGCGCATAAAATTCCTGACAGCATTGCAACTATAAGTTTTCTTCTCATGGTGCATTCCTCCTTGGTAAAATTTGCATATATTATACCGCAAGAATCGACAATAGCATAGTCAAAACCGAAATATTTTTCATATTTTTATCCATTAAAAATGCAGTTTTATCGTTTTGCCCGATTAATTTGCACAAAAAGTGGTATAACTAAGTACATAAATTATAGACTAAAGAGGTATATATTATGAGGAAGATTGAGAGATTGCTGATCACAGCAGGAGTAATCTTCTTTGCAAGCTACATCATTCACTTGCCGATGTGCAATCAAGATTATTTACGTAAAAGCTTCATCCGCTTGGCAGATGATATGTGCAAGCATTCAACTTTAAGCCAGAGCATAAAAGAGATTCTAAGAACGAACGATATTGTAGAAATCACAGAAAATCCGGTAAAAACGAACTTTATATTTGTGAAAGTAAAGGTTATATTTGAAATCACAAATATTCCGGTCTATCTCTGGCAGTTTGCAAGGGCGAATATTAATCCATGTGTCCTGTTTCATTGGACTTACGGAAAATATGATAAAAATAAATGTTCGAATGCATATTTTCTGCTGTCCAGACATATACTGTAGTAAAGTTTCGATTGGGAGGGTTATTTATGGATTATAAGAAAGAGATTATAAAAATGATAGATGAAATTGAAAGCCAAAAGATTTTGCGTTATATTTACCTTATGCTACTCGACATTCCGAAACGATATTGGAGGTGAAATAAATGTTTTTCAAAAGAAAGAAAAAAGTAAAGCCTTACCACGTAGATACATCGCAGAAAGGCTTTGAGTATGTTGGCATTAAATTGACAGAACAACAATTCCAAGATTTATGTGATCTGAATTTGTTGTGGTCGGATGAAAGAAAAGATATTCCTGCTTTTAATATGCTTGTCCTTATGAAAGTATTAGGATTACTGCCACCCGAAATGGTGTGCGATAGCAGAAGCAGCGACACCGATAATAATTCCAGTTCCGATATCTACGAGACGTTGGAACGTAAATTTGGTAAAGTTATAAGATAATTTTATCGCAAATCGTTTGGTTTTTTCGGATTTTGATGGATATGCTTTATGATATTCGGCAATTCCTAAATCTGTGATGTGTATATCGTAAGTAGAAGTCTGAATTGTATAATGCTTGGAATTTAATGAATCGAGTAATGGTATTAGTGAAAAATCATCACAGTCCAGTTTATATCTAACCGTTACGAGCATAGCATTATGTTCTTCGTTCATACATTCAATAATTGCTTTTAATACAGCTGCTTCTGATAACATAACGCACCTCACTCACTTAAAAGATTAATCAATTCTATAATGTGTTTCTTTTTGGCATCGGACAGTCCGAAGTATTTCTTTAATGCATCGGACAGTTCGGTGTCTTTTCTTATCTGTGCAATCAAATGTGCAGATTCATCGGAAAAATCTTGTTCCGGCTCTTTCCCTGTCATCAGATAATCTACAGATACGTGAAAGAAATCTGCGATTTTTCGCAAATTTTCAGCATTAGGAGTACTTTTATCCAGTTTGCTTGCGTATCCCTTTGCGAAACCACATTCAGTTTCTAACGCATTTAATGAAGTTTTCTGTTCTTTACAAAGTATTTTAACTCTTTCTCGTAATGTCATTTTTGTTTCCTTTCAATTCTGAAAAAAACGCAAAAATAGTACTTGACATTCTGAAAATATCGCTTATAATGTAACTATCAGTACTGAAAATAACGCAACAAAATAAGGACATAAAGAATGCCCAAGTTTATTTTTTATGATTTTGTGTGGTAGCTTGATTATAGAATATATTCAGAAGTATGTCAATAATGTTGTGATATTTTCAGTAAAAATATGAAAGGAGGTATCGAATGATGATTTACGACAAGGTGAAAGCCTTGGCAAAAAAGCGAAATGTTTCCATTCGCAAAATCGAAATAGATTGCGGATTTTCGCAAGGTAGTGTTTGTAAATGGAATGAAGTTTCTCCATCTGCCGAAAAAGTGAAAAAGGTCGCTGATTATTTAAAAACTTCGGTAGATGAAATTTTGAAATCCGATTAACAAGAAAAGGAGATATATGAACGAATTAATACCAATTAATTACGATGGCGAGCAGCCTACAGTATCAGCCAGAGAGTTACATAAATCTCTTGAAATCAGTAAGCGATTTTCAGCATGGTTCGAAACGAACTCTCAAGGGTTCATTGAGAATGAAGATTACACCAGCGTACTTACAGGTACGGAGGTTCAGAACAATGGTGGAGTGCAGATTAGAGAATTGCAGGATTATTCTTTATCGGTAGATATGGCGAAGCACATTTGCCTTATGAGTAGAACTGAAAAAGGAAAAGAATGCCGACAGTATCTCATCGACCTCGAAAAAGCATGGAACACACCAGAACAGGTTTTTGCCAGAGCATTGAAGATGGCAGACCGGACGATTGCGAAGCTGAAAGACACAAATAAGTCTCTTGCGGAGAAAATTGAAGCTGATAGACCAAAAACAATTTTCGCAGATGCTGTATCCGCAAGTCATACATCAATTCTTATCGGTGACTTGGCGAAACTTATTTGCCAGAACGGATACCAGATAGGACAGAAACGATTATTCCAGTGGATGAGAGACAATGGCTATTTGATGGTTTCTGGAAGTTCACGAAATATGCCGAAACAGAAATACGTTGAGCAAGGATTATTTGAAATCAAAGAATCTAACGTTCAGAATCCAGATGGTTCAGTGAGAATCACACGCACGACAAAAGTCAGTGGGAAAGGACAGTTGTATTTCGTGAATAAGTTTCTGGGGCAGGAAGCTGAAAAAGCAGACGGTGATTGAGAAAGGAGTCATAAATGTGTTGAAACAGTTTTTAAAAAGATTATTCGAACCGCGGATTGTAAGAATCCCAGATAAAACAAGAGTAATGTGCTTTTCAAAAAATGGGAAACAGTACTTGAAAGTATTCAATACAGAAAACGGTGCAAACATTTGTTTCCAAGTGAAATCCATAGATTATGAAAACAGTGATTTAAAGAATGAATATCACCCAGAAACAATGTTTGCAGATATTGAAAGTAATCAAAGCGTTACGATTTTAAACCAATAGGTATAATCGTTGCATTTTGAACACTTAGGGATGGACTTACCAGATTTTACAGTTCTTTTGGAATTGCAATTACAACAAGCGAAAACAGTAGTTTCGGATACTTTTTCACCAGAGCGGTAAAAACCATCCATGTAAGGAAGCAATATCAAATTCTTATCTCCTTTCAAGTTACTCGGCATGGCGATGCCTGTACTTACATTATAAAGAGATAAGAAGTCAAACTCAACAGAAAGGAGATATATGAACAAATTACAGATTTTCAATTCAGCAGAGTTCGGAGAAATTCGAACAGTGACTATTGACAATGAACCTTGGTTCGTTGGAAAAGATGTGGCATTAGCACTTGGATATTCCAATGCGAGTAAAGCAGTTTCAGTTCATGTTGAAGAAGAAGACAGAATTTTAAAGGTTCTTGAAGCAGATTCCCAAAATGGGAATGTGGTAAAAACTCAAACAGCACTCATCAACGAATCTGGCTTATACGCTTTAATCTTCGGAAGCAAACTTGAATCAGCTAAGAGATTCAAACATTGGGTAACAAGCGAGGTTCTTCCAGCAATCCGTAAGACAGGTTCTTATCAGAAGCCAATGACCGTAGCAGAACAGATTCAGTTGTTGGCTCAGGGGAATCAAGATCACGAGGAGCGGATTGAGAAACTTGAGAACACCATGACACTTGACTATGGTCAGCAGAAGTACATCAGTGATCTAGTTTCCAAGGTGGTGATCGAAGTTCTGGGTGGAAAGAAATCCAATGCTTATGATGAGATTGGAAAAAAAGTATTTGCAGAATGCAACAGGGATGTAAAGACATACTTTGATGTGAATGCCAGAAATAACATTCCCAAGCTGAGATACCAGGAAGCAGTCGAATACATCAAAGGATGGACACCGTGTACCAACACAAAGATGATGATTCGCGACTGCAATGCCCAGATGACAATGTAGGAGAGAGATATGGAAGAAACTAATGCATTACTCAAGCAGATTTTAGAAGAGCTTAAAGCTATTCGGAAAGAAGTTGCCCCTACGAGAACAAAAAAAGTAACGCACACGGCAAATATTGACGGGAAGACAATTACCGAATGCGTTACAGATGGAGTTAGTTCTGCGATTCAGAAATCCATTCGTGATATTGACGAAGCAGATTCATAGCGATTGAAGTAGACAATCACATCGAAAAAGAAGATATGGCTGCAATTCTTGGAATTGAGTTCAAAGAAAGGAAAAATAAAAATGCTGTGTTATAAAGGGTTCGATAAAGATTTGAAATGTCAAGATTTCCAGTACGAAACCGGGAAAAAATATTCAGAAGAAAGTGCTGAAATTTGCGAAAAAGGATTTCATGCGTGTGAATTTCCATTAGATGTATTTAGATATTATGCACCGTCAGATTCAAGATACTGTGAAGTAGATTTGGATGCAAACGATCAAAAATCAAATGATAGCAAGAGAGTTGGAAAAAGTATTTCGATCAAAGCTGAGATCGGGATTGCTGGAATCGTAAAAGCCGGTGTTGAATATATCAAGAACCAAGTTGATTGGAACAATGATAAAAAAACCAACACCGGAAACCGTTCAGCGGCAACCAACACCGGAGACTGTTCAGCGGCAACCAACACCGGATACCGTTCAGCGGCAACCAACACCGGAAACTGTTCAGCGGCAACCAACACCGGAAACCGTTCAGCGGCAACCAACACCGGATA